CCTTCTGACTGTTTTGAGATTTTGTATGAGTAGTTTCGGGAGTAAAACAGAATCGTGTCAGTTGTGATACAGTTCCATCCTTCTGCCCCCGCAGTGTATTGCACAAGGTACACCCAGGAATCGGTTTGCGGTATAGGGTCATGCCTATGCCCATTCCACTCTGCCACGGCAACACCTTCACCAAAATTCATCCCTTTCAAAATATCAAGCTCGTAATCAAAGTTATAGAAAATGATCAATCTTGGATGATCCTCAAATACTTCCAAAACTAGCGTCTGCCTGGAAATATCAGAGTTCGCAATCTTCCTGGCACAGTAATAAAGCTCTGAAGCATTCTCAATCGGTTCGTTCTTCCACGGATTCCAACGAGTTCTGAAAAGCTGCTTCGTCCCTTCTCGATCAAACTCTGCCACCAGATACTCGTGATGCTGCACGGTATCTCGTTTGAAATCCATCGGCACCAAAATATCATTGCGCAGCCTGCAGAGATGCCCGGTATCCACGAATCGTTCGATTTTTGGAAACGACTTACAATACTGCGAATAAACAGCGTGCCTACGCAAAAATCCCGTCTTGTTTTTGTAGAACCCATTTGCTACAAAGACCGGAATGTAATCGCTCCAGGTATCTCCGGGGGTAGCCGACAGCAAAATCCACTCGTTCTTACGAGTAATTTTGTAAAACGCCTTTACCCAGCTGCCAGACCCTACTACACGCTGTTCGTCAAATATAAAGAACGCACCGTACACTCCAACATACTTTTTGATGTTGTTCCACGAGTCCACCACAACGTTGTGTCTGTAAATATCACAATCCTTATGCGTAGACATAAGAAACGGCCCGAGCTCTTTCTCCCATTCGAGAGTATCGCGCTTTCGGGCCGTTGTGATAATATAAAGATCCTTCGGCGGGTCATCCATAGGCACATAATCTCCGCCTTTTAAGCTTTCAATATCGCCTCCGTTTCGTAGATAGTAGTATCCAAGAGATGTAATCGACTTCCCACTTCCAACATCTCCGCACAAGATGCAGCCTCTCTTCATCTTTTTGAGCGCTTTGAGCTGGAAGTCATAAAGTTTAATCATAATCCACCTCCTAATAAGAATGCCCCGAGAAACATCATTCCCACCATAGCTAGGGTAAAGAGAGTTCCTCGCCAGTCGGCAATAAACGCTAGAGCTATAATGCTAGCAATTGGAAAAAGCAACAAAACCAATCCCAAAATCTGTAACCAAGTCATAAGTTCATCATCTCCTCGATCAAAAAGATCGCAAACAGCAAAAGCAAAATGCCGCAGCCAATCCCAATAATCGCAGCTGCCACTTTAATGATAATGGCAATCCCCAAGCTGATAATGCTCAAGGCACTCGACACCAACAGTATCGCGGCCCCGATAAAGGCAATGATTCCAATAAAAGCTAACATAATTAGTTCCTCCAAAATATCAATATTCGCTTGGCAGCAAAATCGTAGTAGCACTTCGATCTGCTTCCGTAATGATCCAAATCGTGTCATCGGGATGGTCCTTGCGCCTATAGACACTCATCAGCCGCAGCCCATCCACAAGTGCTTCTTCATTGGCAGCCTTATCCTCATCGCACATATTGCCCCAATCACCGTTGATATGCCGGTTCAAAGAGACAATCATGAACTGTGCGGATCCAGAATCCTCGAGCTTTTCATTCACACCAGGGGTAGAATAAACATTACCAGGTTCAAACTTCCTCATTTGTGTCTCCTTTCAAATAATCAAACATTCGCCTGTAAGTCCAGATTTCAGAATAATACATCGGTGTAAACCAATAATTGGAAAGATCATCGCCACTTCTAATTGGGTCAGAAAGGCTATTTCCGATTTTTACGAACCCCGCAAGCCCTACATTTTGGTCGATATCCTGCGCCACAGCTAAAACATAATTCTGGAAGTTGAGGCCCCGCTTTTCATAAATCTTTCGCAACTCATTGGCAGCAGCAATCAATGTGACCCCTGCCCCGCACGCTGGATCATTGATAGTTATAGGCCCCGTTTTAGGTATCGAATCTACGTCACAAGTGATTTTAGCCATCATATCGCAGACATTGTACGGCGTGAAGAATTGCCCGTTATATTCGTTACTCAAATCCAAATTCATGAAAAGTTTGCCGAGGAAATCTTGCTCCGGGTTTTCATCAAGTGCTCCGACGACATAAGCAGCCAGACGAGGAAATATATCCATCTCGCTCTTTTTGTATTTTTTGACGATAGAAAGATACATTTTCTCTCTCGCGTCCCAATGAATATCCGACTTATCCACTGCATTTGATATCGAACATGCGAACATCGTAATAAAGTCATCCCAAACCGTCCATTTGCTGCGAGTGCGGGTCAGTTCCATGAAATCTTTGATGAACAACTGTGAATGGTCTTTCATCGCTTCCTTTTTAATAGGTTGCTTCTTTTTCGGAGATTCTTTACTCTGTTTTATGGGCTCATTTCTTTTCTCCGGAGGTGTCCAAGTGCAAGCTGCTGTCAGAACGTCCTTCAGAGTGAATTTTTTCATTTGTGTCTCCTTTCATCGGGGCCGTACCGTAATACGCCGTTTAACCCTCTAAAATCAGGCACCCCAAAATATCAATCAGAACGGGCAACCATCGGGATTATCGATCTCGGTTTCCACATAGTCCGCATACTTATCGGCAAACGGATCGTCCTCAATCTTTGCATACATCGAGTCAAGGTAAGCCGAGATGCCCCTCTTACCATTGACCTCCCACATATAAGGGCTGATGACAACACCGCACTCTTCAATCTTAGCAAAGTCCAGGCTGGAGATCGTGTTCTCATTGAGGAAGACCTGCTTATGATTGGACAGCAGACGAACCTTCGGAGCACGAACCTTGAAGCTGACCTTCACCTTAATGTAATGAGTGGGCTCCTCATCCGGGTCTTTGGAGATCAGCGGACGCACATTCCATCCGTCTTTTGCGAGGTTTTCTGCCATCTGAGGATCATCGATAATTACAGCAAAATTGCGGTCACCCTCACGATTGTAGTTATCGCCCTTGCCCGAGAAATTCTTGTAGATCAGACGTGCATTGTCAATCGCCAGTTTATTCATACGTTCAGCCATTACAGTTTTCTCCTTTTCAAATATCATTGTCGCAGTCACTGGCAGGCTCTTTTACCGAGGGCCACTCCTCCGGCACGATTCTGCGACGAAACTCGTTTTTGTTGATAGGGCTTGACCCCAGGTTGTTTTTAAAGATCTTTGCCAGGGCATTCCATTTGTCGTTTTGCTCGCCTAGAATCGTCACGAGCTGCCAGTTCGACTTGATTTTTCTCAGGTCGATCAGCTCGTTCGTCTCCTTGACAAACTCCTTACGAATCAGCGCCCCAACTTCCCTGTCAGTAAAGCCGTAATACTCTCGATGCTTGTAGGTGTCGAGGTACTTCTTAAAATAGTCTTTTGCTTTCAGAAAATATCACTCCATTCAAAAGTAAAAGGCTAAGACCCCATGTTCCCACAGGGCCGTAGCCTTTAAAGTTAATCCGCCATTTCTAATCAGGCGTTAATTTATTGGATTTCTCCATATGAGGGCCTGCAAAATTCGCGTCAGAACGGAACATCGTCATAAATAGGTACTCCATTCTCATCGTAACTGCACCCAATGTAAGGCTCATCCGAGACAAACCACTCGAAGTCACCAAACTCGGAAATATCATGCACCGCCGTATCGCACATCTTCTGATAATACGATTTATCGATGCAATCCTCTTTCTCAAGTTTCTTGACCATCTCTGCTTCCATCCAGCGATAGCCTTTAGAGCCTGTTGCAGCTGAGTATTTCTTCCCGCCGGTCTTCTTATCGTCAGACTCACGTACCAGAATACCGCCGCCACAGCCAGGCTTCACAGGGCAGAACAAACCAACCTTGCCTACGAATTTGTAGTCGTGCTGATCATCCGGCATCCCTTCGTTCATATCCAAATATAAAGCCGAAGTTACCTGCTTGGTCTCACACATATCCTCAAACTCGATAGGCTCTTTGCTGAATAAGCTCTTGAACACATAAGGGATCTGGAACTGTGTACCAGTAGCCGTCCATTCATTGGCATGTTTTCCGCCCTTGTTGATGATACCCTGCTCATTGTATTTGGCAATGTACACAGCATCATTCACCAGGCAGATACGGTCGTAAGTGGCCTCATGCTCAAAGACATACCCATATTCCCGGCCATACTTGTCGATGAAGTCGAGAATATCATCCGTGACATCGGGCACTTTGATAGAATCGGTCTTGATGTGGGCCACGATAAAGCCTTTCTTCTGCACTTCTCGTTTCAGTGTTTCCATAAAGAGGGCTCCACGCTTCGCAACAATATTGTCGTTATTACGCGGATCTCTGAAGGCGTTACTGAATTTGGCCGAAGTCAGTCCATACACCGAGTTGATTGCAATTTTCAGCGCAAACGCCAGATCGTCCCAATCATACTCAGCCTTGCCGGCAGCAATTGCTTCAGCAAACGGCACCAATTTGCCGTCCAGAATGCCCCTGAGAGCCTCTACATCGTGATGTTTGATGTCCACACGAGCAGTCTTCAGGTCGGCGAAATTCTTCGTATAAGGGCCGAAATGCCGCTCTGCAATGAGGCTAGAAGGGTGCATCGAAGCAATATCATCCAACCCTACCTTGCCATACATGCCAGGCTCCGAATAGACATAACCACCTTCACCGACTTCTTCGATGGTAACAACAGGCGCCTCATTTACTTTCTTGGCTCGCTCGTCTTCATCTTTCTGCCGATCCAAAAGCTCGTACAAATACTCGGGATTTGCTCGGCACCGGTCGGCATCCAAAATATCAGTGCACCAGTATGACTTAATTCCCGTCCAGACATAATTCGGGAAGAATGGCATGATACTCCAGCCAATCGGCAGCTCCTCACCAGGTATATAGCTTCGATACTGCGGCTCGCCCTTTTCATTCCAGACACGGAAATCATAATCGTCGCCAAGTTTCTCACGAAGCTCTTCATATTTGGTATAAGGCACAGGTTTCCACAATTCGCGATAATTGAACTGCCACTGCGGATTTTTCTCTCCACCAAATATAATTCTGGTGGTGTGCTGGTTGGTCGTATCATTGACCGTCAGGCCCGACAAACTCGCCAGGATCTGCCGTGCCACCCAGTCAGCCTTACGGGCATTAAAGACAGCCTCTGTTGCAATAACATCATTATCACAATATTCAGCCACCTTACCCCAAAGTTCTTCCGGTACCGGCTTATCCCAAGGCAGGCCCAATTCCTGGTGATGGATGCCCAGTTCAATCTCAAATTTTTTGAGACTTTGCTTTTTATTCGAGAAGTCGTAAATATCAGTGTAGGAGATATTGTACGCCTCCCCAAAGAAGGCATTCTTATCACCGGCAATGATACGTTGCGAGAGATCATACAGTTGCTCGTTAGAATATCCAAGCATTCGGGCATAGATCATGTGATTATCGTACTTGCGGCAGTTAAAGCCAATCAGACGATACTTCATCAAATTTTCCATATCCTGTGCAGTAGGGTTCACCATTCGGCCAACGGTCTTGCCCTCGCCTGCAACCTTCCAGTTGACTAAGAAGAGATTCGGGAACACCTCACAGTCATAGAATGCAATAGGTGCCTCGTCATTGACAACCGGAGCAGAAGCCTCATCGCTACAGAAGTGCAGTTTTGGCACCAGATTCATGCAATACTCTGACTGATGCGTCGAGTTCATGGCAAACACCAAAATATCATTGTACATGTCCCGCACATCATACTTAACGCCTGCATTGTAGGCATCGTCCAGCGTTTTCTTGATAAAATCCATCGAGCAGCGCGTATTGTCATGATACTCTTTATTTAAATTCCTACGAATGATCGTTCGAATGGCTTTCTCATTTTTCACAGCTTCAAAATTAACCACTTTGCTTTCTCCTTTCAAGGGTAGTCCCGAGCTGATCGTCGCAATCGGGAGGTCATTGCAAAGGGTCAATTTTCTTCTCAGGCTGCTTTTGCCGGTAAAGACCTTCACTTCGATGTCTTCCTCATAAATTCTCATGAGTTTTGTAACATCACCGGAATATAAATAGTGCAGATGAATGCCTTTTCCGGATTTGGAAAGCTCTGCGTAAGTCTTGGGCCACTTTGCAGCAGCCTCCAGATTGCGCTCAAACGACTTAAATCCATCTCCTCCTTTCAAATCAAAATCAATTACGATATGGTTCTCCGGTACTTTGACATAGTGAACCTTGTGGGTATCAAGGTCTTTGAGCTTCGTTTTAACTCTGTCCCACTTCCACTTAGGGGTCTCATCTTCTTTGGCATACTGGGCTGGGCAATCAGCACAAATATCATCAAAGACTGAGTGCTGCTCTTTAAACTCAATGGCAGGGGGTGGTTCCTCTTTGGGTTCTTCAACCGGCTTTTTCTCACCGCTGCCATCAAATTTATTGAGATCAAACCCTTCGTACCATCCACGAATTGTATTGCCATCGGGATCGATATGCTTTTCCTCGAAGACAGTAAAGTAAGCCTTCAGTTCCTCTTTAAAGAGTCGCTTGTTGTAGGGGTAGGTCACTTTAGCATCGTCGCAGTAATTTTTGTACATCTCATAGGCAATTTTCAGAGTCGTGGAGTTTTCTTTCGAGAATATCAAGTACGAATCCGATACGAAGTTATAGAAGTCATTGGAAGCCCCCATCATATTCGTCGGCACATAGTCATCGTAATAATCAGGGTCCTCCTCGTAGACTTCCTTGCAGTGCCAAGCAATCCCTCCAAGCTCAAACGGGATCTGCTTCATGGCATGGCGGTATTCTTTACCAGAAAGCTTATCTCCAGTGGGCTCTACATCAATAAGTCGGCGCAGGATACCGGACCTTGCATCCGAGATCTTTACCGGCTTATTCGTACCCATAAATAGGAACGCTTTAAACCGATTGGCATAGGCAGAGCGGAACTTTTCGTTTACGGTCATCAACTCGTGAGAGACAAGACTGTTCAGGCGAGTGTTATCCTCAATTCGAGACAAATCGCCATCGTGCTGAATAGCAACCAGAGGATTTGTCTTAAAGGACTCAAGTGCGAACGAGTTAGACGGATTGCCCAGTGCCTTGGCATCAAAGACCGAGTAATATCCATCAAAAAGCTGTTGGATAATGTTGAGCACAGTCGATTTACCGCTGCCTGGTGGACCATACAGAACCATAAACTTCTGCAAATCCTTCGAGTCACCGGTAATGATCGATCCAATTGCCCACTCGATCTTGTGCCGCTCCGCCGGAGAATATAATACGCTCATGAGCTTATCCCACCCAGGCGTATGCCCTTCTTCCAACGGATAGTTCAGACGCTTTGAGGCATAATCCGTCTTTTTCAGTTCCTGATTGGAAAATATCAATTTCTCGTCCAGCATGTGGAAGTTGTCTCGGCATTGCCGCTGGCAGAATTTGTGCCATTGGTCGATCATACCCGATTCTGCATCCCACATGTACAGCGTTTTTACGACAGTTCCTTTATCCCGAATTTCCTGGCTCACCCTGCTTAGTTCCTGATCCACAAGGTACGTCAGGTCCATCTCATCCGTACTCCACAGCCCTCGATCTTCGAGCCAAATCGCGTAAAAGTCTCCGCCCCGAATCATCAAATCTTCAGAACGGCGCTTGAGAACAAACTTTGGGTATATTTCGGTATACCCCTTTTTGCTCACTCGGCCGATTTCGAGAAAGTCAACCATTACATTTCTTCGTCCTTATCCTCAGTATTGATTACAGTGTTGTTGAGGTCCCGATTGTCCTCCTCAAGTTCCGCAATCTTGAGTTTTAAAGCTTTAATATCGCAGTCTGCCAAGTGCACGATAGCCAGGAGACCGAGTGTAGAAAGGCAAAGAAACGTATTTGCTCGGCGAAGAGATTTCACGCATTTATCAAGATAAAGGAAATTTTTATTGGCAAGGGTGTTAGAATAGCAAGTAAATGCAATCATCTCGTTAAGATTGGTAATGTTCCATAATTTCATGTTTTGCATATAGTAATCTCCTTTCAAATATCAATCGTTCTCATTGAGATACCAGTTCAGCTGTGTCCAGATTTCCACCCGGCGCATGTCCATAGGCGGCTTTCGGACAAAGAAAAGACCGCCATCTCCCTGATAGGAATACTGGCGGTCCAAAAAATGCTTGATGTGCTCTTCGACATAGAGCTCATCAAAATCGTCATCACTCATGCAATCGAGGCCGAGATTCGAGATCATAGCCCAGAACCAAACGCCGGTACGATTGCCTGCCTCCGGATCGTCCATGATGCTCTCTTCACATCGCTGAGCCAATGCAATCATCATTTCCAGCACACTGCACGGGTGGTCATCCAAATATCTTGCGATAACGTAGTCTCGGATGTTCTTTTCATAGCCGAAACGGTATCGCAGGTCAATGCCGTCTGCCTCTCGGTTGGAATCTAGCGGAATCGAGTAGCGGAAGTTGATTCGGTTCAGCGTCTCCAGTAAATTACGATACTGACGCCCGCCATCTTTAAAATCTTTCGCTACAAGACCGCACATCCAGTCGAAATAGGCGGCGTCAGTCTCGTTTTTCGTCATAAGTTCAGTTTACCTCCGGACGGTAAGGCAGTTCTCCGGCAACATCTTCGTACTTTCGCAAATCTCGAGTGATCTCGTAGTAACATTTGAGAATATCATTCTGGACATACACGACGTCCGCCTCGTACTCTCCAAAGTGATTCAGGCTGCCGAATCCGATCGTCTCCTCGACATCCCGAATGACCTCATCGTTCTCGTCTGCCAGTACATGGTCGGCGTAGTAAGTCAGAGTGATTCGGTCGTAGTGGTTATTCTCGCCAAATTCCTCCGGCGTAATCACATGGGGATTTCCTTCTTCCTCCTCGTGATTGGCTTTGTACTTGTCCCGTGCCATCTGGCGATAAGTTTTAAGATCTTCAGCCTTCTTCTGAGCCTCGGTCTTCGGCTGCTCTTTCTTTGGTTCCTTAGGTGCTTCCTTTGGCTTAGACTCATACTTTTCTTTGTAATAGGCCTTCATCTCGGAAATATCATCCGAGGCCTGCTTGGCAAACTTGTCCTTGGCATACACCCAGGTAGCCACCGCAGCAATAGCGGCAGCACCGGCCATGATACCAAAATATAAAACCTTATTCATCATCGTCCTCCTTGATACTCATAACAGTAACAGCCAACCCGGCAAATAGGGTTGACATACTGATAAGGATTCCGCCAACAATATGGCGCTTGCGTTTTGAGTTGAGAATATAATCGAGGGTGGTCAGCAGATTGTCGAGATAGTCCATTTACTTCCCCTTTCCGCCGGAAAGGACCGCAATACCTCCAGCAAAGCAAACACCGGCGATTGTAGCAAAAGTATAACCAAGAATGTCACGCATACTGATTCCTCCTCAAAATATCATGTTAGATCAGGTCCAGAATGTTGCCCTGCACATTGAAGTCCAGCCAAACACTGGGCTCGTCACCGTTCATGAAGTCCTGGACCCACTCGTTTTCTTCGTTCAGGCCAAAGTCAACAAAGTTATCGCCTTCATCACCCTTGAAAACCCAGCCAACGATCTGACCTTCTTTGCAGCGAGGAATGCCAAGAGAGTCAAGCACATCATTCAGGAACAGATACCCCTGGCTGCGCAGCTTGTCGTTGGCAAACTGCTGACGAGACTTTAAGAACATCAGGCTGTAATCAGGATTCTTTTCCCAATTAGGATTACATTCATCGAACAGCTTGGCGTACGGGCTTCCCAGAGGGTTCGTGACCTTTACAGTCTTAGAAACCTGCTTCTCATTGCCCATATCGTCGGTCACAGTCTCCTGCACAACCTCTTCATGGGTGCCCATACGCAGCTGGTTGTCAACGTCCTTGCCGTACTTCTCCACCACACGGCCACGATACTCTTCAAAAGATTTCGAGACCGTGCTGAACGCAGCAGCCAGAGCTACATTACGCTTACGCAGGATGTTGTTGGAAGCGAGAATTGCCGCCACGGACAAACCGCCAACGACCAGGCTCGGACCGTACAGCTTGGCGAGCTTTACACCAGTCTGCACATAAGTGATGACGAGATCCTTCTGTGCATCCTCGTGAGAACAATCGGAGCCCATCGGAGGATTCGCCTCAACCTGATGAATGCTGGCAACATCTTCAGAGGTCTTATCCAGGATCTCAGACACCTTAGTGGTAGCTTTGCAGGCCATGACCGCACTGACAACACCACCGGCAATACCAGCGATCAGCAGCAGTTCCGGGCTGTGCTTAGAAATCTTTAGCTTAGCCACAGACAAATTGCGGCCAGCAACGGACATAATGTTAGAAAGTTTCATAATTAGTTCTCCTTTTCATTGTTACGAGCTTTTTCCAGCTCCATAATTGTAAGAATGCAGTAATTTGCCATATCGAGTAGCGTATCATCGATTGATTCATCGACCAAGGGTTTAGTGCCGAGTCCGATATTCATAAGCCGATGATACTTGTGAGAAATTTGCGTAAGAGCGGTAATGATACCCTTGTCGCCAAACTCGTCCCAAGTTTCATGAAAACTATTGCCGTAATCATGATTTTTCTTCAGGAAAGTTTCCCTCATTTTTTCAGTAATATCCCTGAACCGAAGTTCGTCATCTGTAAATTTAGGGCCGGAATAATCGAATAGGGACATATTTCTATGCTGTTCTTTGCTCTCTCTGATCGCTTCATCGAGTTCTTTGCTCTCTCTGATCACTTTCTCGAGTTGAGCTCGATAACATGGTGCTGTTTCCAAAAATATCAGTCCTTTCAAATAGGTTTAGCCTTAGGTAGCTTCAGGGTATAGCCCTCTCGTACTCGGACAACACTCGAATCCGCCAGGTTATCCCAGCCGTAACGGTTTACCATGTAGTTCGTGGTCGTGATGCCTGCGGAATCGTAAAGGTCACCAACCGTCACAATATTGTACTGGTCTAAAATATCAATCAGATTGTCCAGCACCTGCTCGCCCTGAATACGGCTGTCAAAGATAATGTCATCGTAATCGAAGGCATTCCTGGGTCGGCCAGTATCCTTTCGAGGCTCCGGACGATTGTTGCCAGAATAATATCCGGAATACGAGATTCTGGAACTACTCGAATAACTCGGTCTTCTGGACTCACCATACAGGAAAGTATCCACCGTATCATGGATAATATCCTTGATAGCTGGCACGATTCTCTCCCAGAAGATATACTCATTAACGCTGGTAACATCCTCCGGCAGGAAAATATCAGCCAGTTTTCGGGCATTGGTCTTCTTCTTGGTCTTGGCTGTTCCCTCAATCACCTTCTGGGTCTTGGGCTTTTCTTTCACCTGTCCATTTTTAAATGCGTGGCTGTTATTGGGCATATCGTATTCTGCCATCAGCTAACTCCTTTCAGAAAATCCATTTCGGATGTAAAATGACCCTCGAGAATTACTTTCGTTTCCCGAGGGTAGTTATTTTGTTTCTTCCACTGGTAATTCAGGTTCGACTTCGCCTTTGCCATACTCGGCGCAAAGGTCTCCCCTTTCCAGTTCCGGTCAAGCATAGTCCCAAACTGGTCCACAACATGACCTTTGAAAATATAACGCATCACATAAATCACTCCAGTTTAATCGGGTCAGGAAGAGAAATAAACCATCCAGAACGCACTTTGACAACATAAGCATCATCAATGTCCTTCCATCCATAACAACGACTATCAGAATAGTAGGGATCATTGAATCCGGCCTCATTATAGAAATCCGCGACCGTGACTGTTCCATTCTGGTCCAGAATATCAGCAAGACTATCAAGAACATTTGCAGCCTCTTTCCGACTGCCAAAGCTTACCTGGTTGACGCCAAAGTCACAAGTTTCCCGACACTTAGAGTAGTGATCCACATAGGAAACCTTATTATGATACTTCGGCAAATTAGAAGAGTAGTAATCCTCATAGGAAATCTTATTACGTTTCTTCGGCCACCCAAACACCATATTCACTATAGCCTTGGCCCCATGCTCGCTGAATTCACTCGAGGCGGCCTTTACTCCGGCATCTACGGAACTGCGGACCGCCGTGTACAAAATATCATTCTTCTTGAGTGCCTTGTACATTTTCCAGCCAGCAAACCCAGCCAACGCACCAGCACCGACAACCGCACCAGACATGAACACAAATAAATTCTTACCGAAACTCATTGCTTTTTTTCTCCTTTCAAAGCAAAAACAAAAAGCTAAGACCCTGTGTTTCCGCAGAGCCTTAGCTCGAACAATTCCTTAAATTTCTTAAGGTCTTTCACAGATTACTCTTCAGATTCGTCCTCATCGACTTCCTCTGCTTCGGCCTCCACTGCCTCGCCCTTGGAATGGCCGAACTTAGCCTTCAGGCCTGCCACGCCATTGACCACGTGCGGGATGACATGCTTCTTTGCGAAGGTCACACCTCCGTAAATAGCTGCCACACCGCCAGCGATCAACAACGCTGCAGACATAAAGCTGCTCGATTCTTCCTCATTGGTTTCGGTTTCAGTGATGGGTTCCTCCACATCGGTCATAGCCTCAGTAGTCTCGTTCATCATAATTTCCTCGTTTTCCATGATAAAGTCTCCTTTAATAAAATATAATTTTTGGAATCTTGTTCCATATAAGGGCTTGCAAATTTCGCGTAAGTAAGATTAAAACGCATCGTAATTGTAGATAGGACCATACTTAAAAGCTACAAGCATGCAAGGAGTCTGGGCCTCATCTTTGGTCAGCTGGGCACTCAGATCCAACTGTACAGTCGAATGATGGTCATTGATACTCCAGCCAAGGTCATCACCCAGCATCCCATCCGGCAGGCCAATCAAATCATAATATTGGTTGAGCGAGACATAACCATCCTGAACTAGCTCCATATTGAGTTCATTGAGAGCACTCTTGAGCTTTTCAATACTCGACTTAAAATATCTTCCACAGATCGCGTCATAGCAGAGGGTATCGCCATTGCCAGTCTCAAGCACAGTCGAGGTATTTACAGGATTCTTGGTAATTTTTTCCTCGGCCACAGCATTGCGGATCTTTTCTTCCTTCTTCTCACCAACTTCCTCAAGTGTCTTTTCTCGATACTCCCTGAAATTGGTCTCAGAAAGTGCATAAGCCGCTGCCAGTGCTGCATTTTTACGCAGATTCATCGAGTTGGCCCCGATCAGGCAGGCGGCACCCAACACACCGGTAATAAACGCCGGAGCATAACAGCGCCAGCAAGTCTGCACGATTTCGAGTTTGGTCAACGGCACCCAATTCTGGAATCCATCAACAAAAGCGCCTTCCTTTTCATCGTAGTAATGCAACTTTTGATTTTTAAACGTCCCAGCTTTCTTATTTTTCTCAACCTCGGCCTTTTCTTTCAAAGCCAAAGCCTTCGGGGTAGCCTTCACTGCCCAATAAGTCGAGCTGGCCATCGCTGTAATGCCGGTCATGGTCAGGATTGTAGGCGCATTTTTGGCCATTCCGACCTTACAGGCATGGACAAACGGCTTTACATTGATTCGCGGATACTTGATTTTCATTGGAGTTCTCCTTTCATAAATATAAACCTGCTACTTCCTCAACCATGGCTCTACCAACACTAAATACAATATCCGGTGGTGGATATTGCCATGCTTTGATTTCATTCTTTTCATCGTACATCTCGCAACACTCTGCTATGCCGGTATCGAAGATCCAGTAAAGTTCTTCCAAAATATCAGTCATAGATTTGTGCTCGTTCGCCTTCTGGGTCATGTACTCACGAATTTGGTTCAAGGCCCAGCGGCAAGTGCTTTGATACTGAAATTCGTATTCCGGCCAATCCTTACTCGGCAGGAAGTAATGTTCGTTTTCAAACTTGTCCAAGACCTCGAAATCCTGAGTTCTCGGCATCTTATTTCTCCTTTCCAGAAAAAACAAAACCAAAAGGGGCTTTTACACCCCTCTGGGTACAAGGTCATCAATCGCACCACACATGCACCACATGAATACGCTCACTACGATAAGAGAGATTACGCTCCAAAATATAATTTTCTGGATAACGCCCTTCCTCTCAAAGTAGCTTTCCGCATATTCTAATAAGTAATAAAGTGTGATCATTTTTTATACACCTCCATATAAGGATGTGCAATTTTAGTGTATAAAAGAAAAGACCCCGTGTTTCCACGGAGCCATTTCTCGATCAGATGAAGACCTTAGTCCTCTTTCTTAGACTTTTCATCAGTTTCTTCTTTCCATTCTTTCATGGTTGCCCATTGACCAATTGCCGAGCCAACGCCAACTACGATAATAGAAACAAGACTAATGACCTTCGTCATAGTGATTTTAGGCATCATTTGTCGTCCCTCCTTTCCATATTAGCCGGTGAAATTTCTGCGAAGTTATGCTTGCAAACTCTTGTATCCTTACACTCCTTGCGGTACTTCAAGCACTCATACCCTTCGCGGTACATAGTTTTGCCTTCAAACATCCAGGCATAAGTAACTCTCATGGCGCATGGGCACATTTAAAACATCTCCTTGTATTTTATTTTGGGCATAACTTTGTAATCCATAACCACCAAAGGTCGGCCGTTATCATCCAGCTGGGCTGAGAACCACAGATCGATCATGTTAGAAGCATCAAACCCTAATGAATCGCCAGGTTTGATTTCATCCAGGCCGATTTCCATATAGAACTCATTCAGGCTCTTCCAATCGCCGCTAACTGCCATATCGCAGTTAAGATCACCGGCAATCTGCTTGATCTTACCAATATTGCACGGCCATTTTCGTCCGCTAAAGGTATCGTAGACCCAAACATTGCCGTCACCAAGCGCTGCAGACTCGTCCATCTGAACTTTCTCCATACGGTCCTTTGCCACAGCATTCTTGATTGTTTCATTCTTCTCCGGTCCGACTTGCTCAATAACCTTCTGCTCGTACTCCTTGAGTGCCGTAGAACTTACAGAATATAAAGAGGAAAGCGCGGCATTACGCTGTAGGTTGATCTTATTGGCCCCAATCGCGCAGGCCACAGTCAACGCGGCCATACTCACTGTCGGCACATAGCACTTCCAGCAAACCTTTACGACATCAGCAGGCTTTAAATGGTCGTCCAGCCCTTCTTTACAACGACGTACTTTTTCTTCTTCGATGAGCGGAAGCGCCTTGGTGGTAGCTCGTACAGCCATTCCAACGCTCGTGAGCACTCCTGCTGCAACCAGTCCCGTAAGAATAGTAGGTGAACAATCTTCCACAAACTTGAGTCCATTCTTTGCCATCTCCTTCACAATTTTTCGGTTGAGTTTCAGATTCATTTTAGGTTCTCCTTTCAAATATAAAAACAAAAAGAAATAGACCAAGGGTCGAGCTTGGTTCTCCCGAAATACCGGGCGCTTTACTTATAAGCTATCTATTTCCATATAAGGACATGCAAAATTCGCGTAGCAAAAAGAAAGAGCTAAGACCCCGTGTTTCCACGGAGCCTTAGCTCGGATATCTCCTTTTAATCCTCGTAGGTCTCTACATCAGGTTCTTTCTTGAACTTTGCCTTGATCTTCTCAGGGATATCATATACACTCAGCAGGAATGATCCTACGATGGCACCATAAATGCCAACGCAGACACCAACCAGTTTCATGTAATCACCCCAAGTGATAGGCTTATTCCAGATTTTCTTAAACATAGTAAAATACCTCCAGTAATTTATTGAATTTTCTCCATATTACCAAATGATTTTTTCGCGTAGCAAAAAGAAAAGGCAAAAGCCCATGTTTCCATAGGCCTTGCCTTCGGTTCAATCACCGTGTCTTCCAAAAATGCAATCCACGATTCGTCCGATCATGCCCAGTACAAACTTGGCTCCGTTGACGAATGCAGCGCCAACCACCAGTAAGCCTAGAGCAAAAATCAACAAAATTACGTAAAATTCCATTTCAGAATCCTCCTTTAGTTTAATTTGTTCCATATAAGGAGGTGCATTTTTCGCGCAAAAAGGAAAGACCCTGTGTTTCCACAGAGCCGTTTCTTTCAGAGCGCTTTCAGCATGAAGACAATTACTCCAATTGCACAAGCCGTAACCGCAATTACATACGCAATATTTTTTGCATACTCTTCGTCTTTCATATTGCGTAGAAATTCCAGTATCACCTCTTTCATTGAGCCGCCTCCTTTCAAAAGTTGTCCATATTATACCATGAAAAATATGCGATGGCAAAAATAAAAGGGTCTATGTTTCCATAAACCCTAATATCGATCAGAAAGCAGTTACAGTAACATTTCTAAATCTCATTTTTGCAGTAAGTTTAATTGCCTCAATAATGGTTGCCTTTACAATGTAGACCGTCTGTCTATCCAAGCCTTCGTAGGCTCTCGGACTATAGTCCTGTAAAGTGTTCATATCAATATTATTGCCATAAACCGCATAAAGTTTTTTCATAGTAATTCCTCCTATTATGTGCTTTCCTTTCATAATAGGATTTGTGAATTACGCGCACCTACAATGTTTTTCTGTCAATAACAGTCTCCCAGCGCTCTCTTTTAAGTGGCTTAAGCCGTAATCGCCACATTACCTGCCGTACTGTAACCGTTGGATAAAGCCCCTCGGAGCCTTCGGCAGCATACAAATTAAAGAACTCCCTGAATCCTGGACTTAGATACAAAATATCATTGAGCCACGGGTCAATCTCAGTCCAGTAGGTCGATTTAGTATCCGCATCAAATCGTTGCTGTACTATTGCTATCCCTTTATTACCAATTTGATATAAAGTACACCTATTATATAAGGGATGGTCACACTCATAGGTTCGGCCAAACATATGAGTTGTAATTTCCGGTTTCTCAATAAAATATCTCATAGGCAAAATAAAAGACCCCCTGCCGGTTTGGCGAGGAGGTCTGCGGAATCAGCCAAACCGTACGACCATTCGATCACTGCTGGCTTCATAATAAAGACTTAGTTCTGTTCCTTCGTCATTCACAATTGTGATATTGTCTCCACCATCAAAATCGACTTTTGAGAATCCCGCTTCTTTGCATGTATTGACGTATGTCTCAAAATCATCGAGGGAAACGTTATACACATAAACAAAACCCTGATTTTCATCGTCGGAACTTATCAGTGTTGGAAACCCTTCTGGCTGAGGGATGGACAAGCCAATATCACTCGTCATCCACTCGTAGGCATTTTTGTACGGAGATACCGAGGTAAACGTCTGGGAATAAAAATCGTAGGTTGTCTGGTAATATTTCTCACCATCAAGGAATATTAGGTTTACCTGCCCATAATCAGCAAGGGTGCAATATGTTTCGTCTGTGAAGCAATCAAGAAAAAATGTAAAAGGACTCGGTTTGGAGCTTTCTCCGATGTCCGTATAGCATTCGGTATTTGACTGAAAATATGCCCAATCCATTTGATCATCGTCAATTTCATGTTCTTCCTGGAGCTTTGATAACAGTTCGTTATCTTCATCTGTTAAGTCGTCTTTAAGCTCGAAATAAAACTGGGCACTCAAAATCGGATGATTTGTATTGTTTGTGTAAGTCAGCATCAAACTTTTTTCGCCATAATCGGTAATTCCACGAGAAATCTCGTAATTGATAGAGCCTTCCATTTCTGCTGAGTGCGTTTCTTTATCATCTGTGTCTTTGGTATCTGTAAAAGCCGATCCCGGAGTTGTCGGCGAGGAGGATTTAGAGCTCGCAGCAGAACTCTGACTTCCGTCGCATCCAACCAGTCCGAAAGCCATAACCGCAGCCAGTCCAATAGCCATTAACTTTTTCATAGATTTTCTCCTTTCTAATTGCAGGGATTTATTGCATTTTACCACATCCGCCAATAAAAATAAAGAGCCTATGTTTCCATAAGCTCTTTTTGAACCTCATTTCTTCAAGAATTTCGTACAACTGCGGATCGTGTCCTTAACGAACTGTGAGCCGATCGTACCGGTTTCCTCGAACTTAAGTCCGCCTACGATGAGAATGCCATACATGCCTACCTGGCCTACGAATTTTGCCACGTCCACCGCTGTATTCACAATAAGAGCGATTCTCTTTTCGTGAAGATCGGCCTGCGCCTGGAACATCTGATCCTGATGTTCAGATGTCTTTTGGCGGGCTTCAACCTCATTTTTCGTTTCATCGATCCTTAGCTTGTACAGCGTGTCCAGCTCCTTCACGGCCTGAGCACGTTCCTCTCCTTTCAGCGTCTCCAAATTTCCGAGGGTCTCCTCGATACGTTTGTTCAACATTTCGCTGTTTTGATCTGCCATTTTAATAATCTCCTTTCAAAGTAATAAATGGTTCCATAATAGCCCCAGTTATTTTCGCGGAATAAAATCCTCGTTCTTTACTTTTAAAATTACAACGTCCATTTCCGCGAAATCCCGAAATCCAGGATCTACCTCCATAAAAACCAAAGGACCGTCCTCATCCGAACGATCCACTCGCAGGCTGCCGATAGTGTTTGCATTAAGAAATTCGCTGACTCCGTGCGATCTTCCAACAATATAGGAAACCGTAGAAAGAATTACTGTAACAGCAATATAAAACCAATCCATATAAATTCTCCTTTAAACCGTTTTCTCAAATTTTCATCCCGGGGAATTTTACGATATGAAAATACCACTTCCTTTCGTAACCTGCGTCCTGGAAAAATATAAAAGAAAAGACCCCGTGTTTCCACGGAGCCATTTCTTTCAAGATACTTTACTCAGATACACAAATTCGCCTCTTTTAAATGACTTGATTGGGTATCCGGATCTTCTGATAGCTATACTGATGCAGGATGCTGCTACAGTAGAAGATTTATACCCATCAACGTCCAGCCTCACGACTTTGGCGTCCATAGCCATAAACTCCTTGAGCATCCCCTGCAAATCGCTATAGTGACCATTCTTTCCAGGTACTTTCTCAATAGGTGTCATTTTCATAAATGGTTCCTCCTTAAAATATCAGAGTATTTTGTACTCTTTCCATATAAGGACCTGAAAATTCTGCGGAGAAAAATAGGACGCCATGTTTCAGACGTCCATTCCAATTAGATATTGATGTCAAGTTCAAATGACTTAGTATTGCAGTCGTATTCCTTGGGAATGCCCAAATCTACAACCCTGTCTCCTTTTTCATAGCTCCAGAAATGACCGTAGAGTTCTGCAAGCGAGAGGGGCTTATCCAATACGATTCCTGTATTGTCCAGGATTTCACATAGGGATATGTGCCCTCTTGCCCGCAAAACATCGGTAAAATACCTTTGCGTTGTACAAAGATACATATGATTGTACTCTGCGCAAGATGTCCAATTCATACTGCGTTCATCAAATACTGCTTTCATTCAGTATCACCTCCATAATACCCCATGTCATTTTCGCGCGTGGCTTAAATGCCAAAAGAATTTATGGTAACGATCATAGTAGGTATCTTTAGAACATGGCATGTCTAACCTAGATTTGAGATAGGTGTAACCTAGGTTAGAAGTCACTGCCTTGAAAATATAATGGGCAAGCTCCGGGTCAGCCTTCTCGCAACACTCCTCAACTAAAACCATATTCTGAGAGCACTCAATTTTTCGCTCGGCACAAAGGGCTGTTCTGTCCTCTACCCTATTTGTGGCAGATAGCTTCTCCCCCTGCTCAAACTCGTGAGCCATCGGGTCAACTGCCAGGTATTCACGCTTCCAGTCAGGATACTGTAAGCAGAAGTGTTTAAGCTCATAGTAACGCTCCGGTGGTATCCAGTAGCGATTCTTCTTTGATAGCTTCGACCGTATCTTAGTTGCCATGCTTTGCTCCCTTCCAGACGTAGCCCGTCTCCTCATAAAGTTTCTTCGGAGAAATATAATAATTTATACGTCCGTACTTAGAGTCCATGTCCTTGATCGATGTAATCTCTTTTCCGTTTCTCGTAGCGGTTCCGATAGGCAGCCATCCTTCAATGATCCCTGCCCGCACCCAGTTGGCATCTTTTCCGTAAATTTCGGCCACCTTCACAACAGGTACCGAGCCAATGCCAAATTCCATAATTTACCAGCTCCTTCCAACTGCTATTTTAGCTTAGCTAGTACGATGTATTCTGTCGTACCGCGCTTTTGCAGTTAGTAAGTTAGCATAGAAACTTGTAACCCCCGTCCTGAACTTACAGAATTTGATAGTCAAACACAAGATGTAGTATTGATTTATTCGTACATCTATAGTAAAATATAACGCACGGAGGTGATATAATGCTTATAAAATGCCCTGAATGTGAACTACAAGTGAGTGACAAAGCGTTATCATGCCCTCACTGTGGATATCCACTAAAGCCTGAAGCACTAAAGCCCAGAAAACCCCGCCAAAATAAAAGAAAGCGCCTGCCTAATGGATTCGGCCAGATAACCGAACTCAAAGGGCAGGCGCTAAGAAAACCATTCAGGGCCATGGTCACAGTTGGCAAGACTCCAGAAGGCAAACCGATATGCAAATTGCTCAAACCACAAGCCTATTTTGGAACCTATAACGATGCTTATGCTGCACTACTCGAATACAACAAAAGTCCATTTGATTTAACGCAAGACATTACTATGGATGAACTATATGAAAGGTGGTCTGCGGAGTTCTATCCTAAGCGAAAGAGTATCCACAGTTACAAAGCCGCCTGGAAATACTGCTCGTCAATCCATAAGATGAAAGTATCAGAGGTTCGAGCAGCTCACATTCGTTTTTGTATGGAAAACGGGACAATTGAATCGAGAGGTGAAACTCATACAGCGACAGACAGCATGAAACGCTACATCAAGATGTTACTCTCTTTGATGTTTAAATATGCGATTTCTTATGAGATAACGGATAAAGACCCTGCGAAGGCAATTCAACTCAACATCTCTCAGGAGCCAACAAATGGGCACATATGCTTTACTAAAGAAGAAATGTCAAAAATAGCATCCGCCGTCGGGAAAATCGAATTTGCAGACATCATATATGCACATTGTTATTCCGGATGGAGGCCGAGAGAGTTATGCGAATTACGAATTGAAGATGTTGACCTTGAGCATATGACATTTAAAGGTGGCATGAAAACTAAGAGCGGCACCGGAAGAACAGTTCCTATACATCCGAACATCCAACATATCATTGCCAGCTATTACCATCGTTCTGTGGAATTGGGTAGCCCCTACTTATTTTCTATCCCCAATCTCAAAGGCCACAAGGATTTGAAAATGGGCTACCATAGATACACGGCCCGTTTTAATGATGTTTTAGCTGAATTAAAAATTGGACATCATACACCTCACGATTGCCGAGTGCAGTTTGTAACAATGGCTAAAGAATACTGCGTCGATGAATATGCTATCAAGTATATGGTAGGTCACACCATAACTGATCTTACCGAACGAGTCTACACTAAACGCACTACGGATTGGTTACAGTCAGAAATTTCAAAAATAAAATAGAATGAAAAATCCGCTGATAGTGAATGTATGAATCGTGTAGGAATAACCTACATTCGGCTCATATAAACCACTATCAGCGGCATTCTATTTTATTTATCTACGTCGTTTTCCGTCGTACTGGCTCGAATTTCAATTATTTGAAGTAAATTCAAGGCAACGTAACATCGTAAAATATTCTCGCAAATGTAGGACTAAAGTACAAACTACCTACATTCACTCGCCTTTTTCTGCCCCGATCTGCTTGTTATAATTGGCGGTACTGATACCCAGCAGCACACCCAGGAAGGTGTCCACGGCAGTAATCGTACCGACAATCTGTTCACCATACGGCAGGCCCCAAATCTGGGCTACCGCAAAGTACAGCGTCGCCAAAGCAGGCAGCAGATACTGTGCGATCCACTTGCAAATATCATAAGTCTTGTTACTCATTTTACATCAAACCTCCTCTTTATTCAATGGGTGTTCGTGCATTGGCAGCCGCTCTACTTCTGCCATAGCCTTTGTCCCTGTGCCGTTGCCATTACTATCGTGATAAGGTACATACAGATAATCATGGAAATTCTCATACTCGTCTTGAGTGATGTACCCGCGCGAAGTATATAGCGCCGCAAGTGACATAATCCTATCATGTGCAAGGCCCAAGAGCAACTTCGTCTTGGCATCTTTCTTTTCACGCCGAGCTTGGAGATAACTCCAGAACCCGCCGGAGGCCACGACACTGCACACGACGGTGATGAGCAATTTAGCCCACTCGTCCATCTTAAACACCTCCCTTACGCGATTAAACGATCCAGCTCGTAAGGTATAAACATCCAGGCATCCTCTCCCATAACTTCATACGCGATACTGAATATCCGCATCCCGTAATCCGCTATGAAATTGCACACCCATTCTTCAGCTTCCATCCAATACTGTCGTTTAACAGCTTTGTGAATATCAGGCAAAAGCCCGTAAGAAAACAAAGCAGCATGACCAAGCTCATGGATTAGCACCGTTTCCAGTTCTTGTCCACTCAAAACGTCGGAAATATAAATCCTCATTACGGTAGGGTCCGTAGTGGCAAGTGTGCTGGCTCCGGTCCTATCCAAGAGCTTGGCGCTGCCTGGGTTTACGAAAGCTATATGCCACAAATATCCATTCATGACAAAGCTCTTCATAACCGTAAATCTTTAACGACCTTTAGACGGTCAACTCTCCAACAAGCGCTGTCAAGTCGGCTTTCATCCGCTTCTTCAGCTCAGGATCAGAGGACGACCAGATAGTCCGAATCGATTCAAGCGTATTCGCAATGTGCTCCCTCGCGTGTCGATTCATTTCCTCTTTATCCTCACTCTTGTTGGAATCATGGTAATGGCGTCTCGAAACGTCCCACTCACGGTAAGCGGTTCCGAACTTCTCATTTTTATCATCCATCATTTTACGGTTCGGCGTATACCCCATGCGGTAGCGGCGCGGATCAAACTGGTCAGTATCGGCCATGTGATCCATCTCCCACCACTCGGGCATCTCAATACCGTCACGATCGTCATCCATGTAGCGGTCAAGCCCACGAATATAACCGTAACGGCCACGAGATTTTCCTTCTTCCATCGCCTTCTCCACAGACCGATAATAGTGGGCTTTGGCCTCGTAATAATCAGTCTGGGCAAAGTCTTTGATCATATCGACAACCTCACCGGCTTCTTCTGCATCGACATTGCCGACACCGCCGGACAGCTGGGTCTTGAGAGCATCGATCAGTTTGCATTTCATATCGCAAAGATCCATATTCTTCTCATTCATCGTTCGTCACCTCCTATCAACCACACATCTTGCTGATAGCAAGCATGGGGTTTGCAGAGATAACGATGTCCGTAGTCCCAGTGTTCACAACGGTCACGCGGTCATAGTCACAGCACGAGTTAAAGACCGGCAGACAGATGGACACCTGCCCTACAGTGTTCGCCGTCTCAGGGGTAAATATCATAGTCGTTTCCGGCATGACATCCCCACCCAGAGCCAAAGCGAGCTGTACAGGTGTTGCAGCAGTAGCGCCGGTCACATTCGCATGGAATGAGACCATATAAGCACCGCTGCGGTTCAATTTCACACTTCCTGTGCCTTTCCGATGGCACGTTGAGCAATTGGTGTTAGCAAGCACCGAGTTAAAAGTAAGTGCTGCTCCGGCGGCAACAGTCTGCTCAGTGGTATTCGTCAACTTAATCATCAAGTTACCCTCCTATCAAAAATATAAAGGGAGACCCACCGAAGTGAGCCTCCCTCGTATCATTTTGAATTTACGCACTCACACCGCAGCAGCCTGCAGTCTGGCACGGCAAGGTCCCGGTACCGGCATACGGGTTGGTCACAACATAGGCCGGGTTTACGGGCGGGCGAAGCTGATTGACAAGATAGGCGTTCTGAGCCTGCTGAGAAGCCGCCAGATCAGCCGCGGCCAGACGAGAACGGAGCTGAGCAATCGTGTCGTCCTTAGCAGCAATCTGGTTTGCAACGATCTCATCATGCAGCTGGCGGTAGTTCGCGTTATCATTCTGCATGATAGCCTGGGTCTGCTGGGCGATAGCATTCGTGATAGCACAGGTGTTAGTGGCCATCTGATACTGAATCTGAGCCTGGCCCTGCTTATTCTGGCAGCAGCAATCGGCAAGCTGAGTCTGCAGAGCATTAGTGTTCTGCATAGCCGCTACGTTATTGGCATTGATGGCCTGTTGAAGACCAAAGTTGCCCTGGAGCATCGCGGTATTCACACCGTTGAAGCCCGTCAGCATACCATTGTTCACAGCATAGAAACCATCACACATGCCATAGTTGATGCCGTCGAGCTTCGAGATGATGTTCTGGGTATCAAAACCGCGCTGGATGTCAGCCTGGGTAGCAGCTGTAGCAACATAACCACCGTTGCCGTAACCACCATTAGCACCCCAGCCATAGCCGCCGAAGCCGCCCCACATGGCAAGCAGGATAATGATGATCCACCAGCCGTTACCGCCCCAACCGCCATCACGGTCGTTTCCGGTCACAGCAGCAATATCGGAAAGAGAGGGCATATTCGCGTTAAACATAAGATTTTCCTCCTTCATAAGGAATGTAGAGTAAAAGAAACGGACTATCATAAGTCTTTCTTACTCAACCTATCTGCGCGCATTGATAGGCCTTTCTCAAAGACCTATAACCAAATGAATGGATTCCTTTTGCGTTCAGACATCCTTAGAATTTGTACTTCTCTTAATTTTCAACGTCCTTACTTTCTGATGCCAAAGAACTTAAAGGCCTGGCTCATCGCCTGGTCTTTTGTCATCCCATAGGTCTTCAGAATATTGTTTGCAACTTCCTGCCCTTTTACACTGTCCTCATTTTGAATGATCTGCAAGTATTCCTTTGCCATCGGGTTGTTCATGACCTGCGGATTATTCTGGATCATCTGCATAGCAAATTTGGCAGGGTCAAACATAGTAAGGTCCTCCTTTTAGTTAATTGATAGTGTCTTTGGTTTGTTCGTCTGCCGGATCATAAGCCACATTATCCAGTGTATCATAATACACCCCCGCCAGCAGGCCGGCCTCTGCGCTCATTCCTCAGCCGGCGGCGTGTCGGTGTTGGGCGTCTGTTTGTCAGCTTCCGGCACAACGACGCTTTGTTGGTCAGCTAAAGCCCCCTTTAGCTGACTGTCTCTGTATCATCTGTGGCCTCTTCTTTGCTGTCCTCGACATCCAGTGCATCGTAGTATTTCTGCGCCAGTGTTTCCACCTCTGCAATGTCATCTTCGGTCAGCAGTCCGTTGTCCAGATGTGTGTAGGCTTTATCCAGCCAAAACGCAACGTCCCGCCCTGCTTCGATTTCCCGCTTGATACTGCGCAGGGTCAGGTCGTGCCTAGCTTTACTTTTAATTGCCATATGTATGTACCTCCTTATGTCATGGATGCGATACTCGTCTCAAGGTCAGTGATGCGCTTAATGGGGTCTGCTCCGCCGGTCACAGTCACGCTGTCGGCATCGGTCAACATGGTGTTCACACCTGCAAGCGCGGGGATGGGCTGTGCGCCTGTCGCGGTAAATGGCACCGGCTCGGCCAGCTGGTAGCAGATTTGAACAGGTGTTCCTGCAGCGTACTGGGCAGCTAGATAAGCATTCCACTCACTTACAGTAGTATGCCCGCAGACGCTTGTTCCGACAACAAATATCTTGTTTTCCACATATAATGCCTCCGCCGTAGATACATATTTACCTGTATATCTATCACATAGGAGTTCTGCTGCACTTTTTGCTTTTTGTGGTAATGAATATGTAAAAAATCCACGTGTATCGTATTTCCACGCTTCAGTCCCGTCGAACACAAGTCTTTCCCAATTTTTTATTCCCTCACCGCTCACCGCGTCCACCTCACCGCCATAGATGGTGGACGGCAGCGTCAGAGCCAGCGTGTCGCCACGGTAGGGTTTGTAGGCGGTTTGGATGGAGCCGAATTCTAGCTGTGCATAAATGCCACTGTAATCTACAGTAGCATTGAGCACTCTCATAAACACGCCGTATACTTTCGTGCCGCTCGGTATAAGTATTTTTTCTTTTTTCCCTAAGTTGCCGAGCATTCCATTGTTTGTTCTGACGCCAAAAATATTATTGCCATTGTTTGTTATGTAATTTGACGACAGTATCATATCTTCGATAGCCGTAAAGGCTTCTGGGTTATCGATGGTGCTTCCGAAAAAAAAGTAATCACTAATATTGTCTTTAATCGATCCATTTATCGTTAGAAAACCTTCATCATCAAAAGACCATGTAATCCCTCTAATTGTTTGATTACCTTTGTTTTTTAACAGATTCTCCCCGCACCGTTCGACCATTACGCTGTCGCGTCCCTTAATAGGACGAATGTTTTCGGGGCTTGGTGTTCCGCTTCCCTCCTGCATTGGCTCCCAGCTGGCCTTTACGCCCAGCGGATATCCGGCCACGGGGTAGCACACAACAGGGTTGCCGCTTTCTTCCAGCGGTGGGCAAAGCATATCAATGATGTGCTTACTGCTCCATGGTTTTCCGCCAACAATGCTGTCATCGGGCGTGATGTTCGTTACCCGCTGTTTCACGGTGTCCAGCTCTTCCTTTAGTTGGCTAACCGCTTCTTTGTTCGCGGCAATCTGCGTCATAGAATCCTTGATGCTGTTGGCAGTGTTGTCGGCATCTGCAGCGCTATTTGCCGCTGCATCCCTTGCTGTGATAGTTTCATACAGGATTTTTGAAAGCTCATCCACAGATTCTTTGCCGATGTCAATTGCAGAAGTCTCTAGACCCTCGAGGACAATTCCCTGACCCAGAGTAGAGTTCCATTCCGGTGTGACTTCCCCAGAAGAAGTTGTTGCAAAGGCACAGAGGATGAAATCAACTGTACCCTTGTATGCCACAACACTTCGTTTAATCAACCAATCCATCTCAATGCTGTTTTCATTGGCAACAACAGATGGGATAAGATAGTAACTAGTCTCCTTGTTTGCATTGCGATAAATGACTCGCCACGCAAGCTTCGACAAATCTCTATTACCATTGGCATACCGTCCATCAATGATAATGTGCTTAACTTCGACATCAGCATCACTTTCTACACCGAACAGCTGTTGGCTCTCCGGGATCGTGATTTGTCTCGTATTAACGTTGACATGGATGCTCTCATCGACTTCATCAGCCAACGACATCCCAAGGGCTTCGTCCAAACTAAGTGCCACTCTGATACACCTCGATTTCATTGGTAAAGATCCGCTGCGTACCCTTTTGCAGCACCACACGTACGGTAAAATGTTTGGCTTCAGAAACAGCATTTGGCACTTCCGCAAGCCAGTTTTTCAGCGGAACAGGATACCTCTTCTCTCCTACTGCATACATTACAGCTGCAGCATAGTCCGAAAAACTATCCCCGGCCAAAATCTTTACTTTCAGATAACCCTTAGACCCGGCAATCAGCCCTTTGAAATCCAAAGGAGTTTCTTTAGCCAGAACTGCTTCGTCAGATAATCGGAAAGTTAAATATCGTACAAGCTTTTCAGCCATTATTTTCACTCCTTGGCCCTTCCGCCACCACATTTTGATTCTGTGCAGCGGGGCGGTTATTCTTGTGCTTCGATTTAAAAAGGTATCGCTCTACTTTATTCAGCCTCTCCGAAATATCCGATAGACTCACAGCAGATTCGTCAATTTGTTTCTTCGGCTGCTCTAAAACGAATTTCACCGTCTGGATCTGCCCGTTTGAGGTCCACCACTTCCCGTACACACAACTCCAGTCGTGCATCGGAAATAAACTCACGCTGCCATCCATCGGCACTTCCTGCGGCATAATCTCATCAGGCGAATAAATCATCCGCCCCGGAATACTCCTCGGTCTGTTCAGCGGAACACCACCAATGCCGGGGGCCGCAGGATACTGGGGCTGAAAACCCGGCATATTCACAGGCTGCTGCATCGTACCCATTTGACTTCCTTGGGGTATAACCCCTGGCATGGTTGTGTTCATAAGATTCTCCTTTTAAGACTCAATTGCATTATTCTCTTTCTCCCACAAGCTCCCTTGCCCGGTGAAAATGCAGTTTTTGATTCTTCTGGTAAGGGCAAATTTTTCTGCCTTAGGCCAGCTATTCAGAATTGGGTAAATGTACAACGCAAAATCATAGATTCGTTATTCTGTTTCAAGTGGATTCATAGTTTTTCACAAGCCCCGCTTTCGCGGGGCAAAACGGTCAAACGGCGTCACAGGCCCCGCGCACACCCGCACCGGTGCCGACGTACCAAGGGACATTGCTGCAATTCACAGTGCGGGCACCACAGTGGACACCGCTGTTCCAGCTGCCGCCAGCAAGCATGGCGTGGAGGGCGGTATCGGACGGCATATAAATCTGACCGTAGCCGGGCATGACGTCATACCGGTTCCAGCTGCTTGCGATGGGGTCAAGGCAAAGTTCGTCCAGCCATTCCCACACGTTGCCCGTGCAGTCACGCAGACCCAGCAGGCTTGTTGCGTTGGCTACATAACCGGTCAGCTGCCGCGCCGTGTTGCTGGTAGCCGTCCAGCCGTTTGCATTGGAGGCATCTAGCCCCTGCGGGCTTCCCTCGGCACCCTTGCACCACTCGCCGTAAGACGGCATACGCTTACCCACGCGGCGCAAGCGTTCCTGCGCAATGTACCAGTTAAGCCCCTCGGCGCCGGTAATGGGCGTGGTGTTGTACTTACTCAACAGACCGCCGTTTGCATCGTCGCTGTTGATATAGATGTCAAGCCATGTGCCGCCGCCGATGTAAACCATAGCCTCCGGGTTGCAAGCCGGCCGCCAAAGCAGCGTCCACACGGACGCGGGCACGATGCCGTTGTAGGCATCATTTGCGGTCAGGGATTTGCGGCATTTGCCAAAATGAAACCCGCCGATTTTGCGGCTGGTATCGGCGTTATAGCCGGACGGATAAGTGCTGTTTTTTGAAATGATGTATCTTTCGTCCGCATCGCTGCCGGTATCGCACAGATACACATAGTAGTCCGAACCGACAGTAAAAGTGCCGCTGTCGAGGTTTGCCTCGGTCAGCACAGTGTTCTGCGTGCGAAACACACCACCGCCGGTCAGGGCAAAAACGCAGTCGGCAAATACCGTGATCTGTTTTGCGGCGTTTGCGTCGAGGTACTTTTTGACCGGGGCAACAACATCGGACAGCGCGCCAAATACCTTGCAATTCAGCAGGGCGCGTTTGTCGGTAAGGCTATCCACAAGAAAACGGCTCATAAACTCATCACCACTCCTTTAATGTTTTTTAGTTCGGCAGCAGTCAGCCCCATGCGCTGTGCAGTGCTGACAGGTGCCGGAATCAGCAACGCATCGGCATCGGACGGCAGCGACTTGGAAAGCGTCACCGTACTTTTTGTCCGCTGCTTTGCGCCAGCGGTATCTTCTTCCTCGATGTTTTCCACAGCAGTAATCTTTTCCCCGTTGCCTGTGGTCTGACCGGCAGCGGCCTCGGAGCAGTAGCCAATCGTTACGGTTGCACCATCAACGGCCAGAATCGGGCAGTGCAGATAAGCACCCGCCTCAATCTGTTCTATTGCTGCGATGAGCTTATCGGCCGGGAACGCGGGTGGCGTTGCCTGTGCCATGGCAAGGCAGTTCAATAAGTCCGCCTTGGTTGCGATTGTCTTGGGAAAACCTTTCATTTGTATAACCCCCTTTAGGTTGGTTGGCAGTGGGTAAAGCCGCTGTAGCAGTGCCCCACAAAGCCCTCTTTGCGCACATCGCCCTGCATTATGGCATCAATCTGATTCTGCAGGTGTCCAGCGGCGTCAGTTGATAGCTGACCTCTTACATTCTTAAACCATTCATCAAAAGCGATTCTCTGTTCTTTTGACCAAGTCTCAAAAGCGATTCTCTGTTCTTTTGACCAAGTCTCAAATGAACCCTCTTGGTTCTCAATCCACTCATCATAGGCTTTTTGCCACTGGGCTAATAACTGATCGGCATCCATTCCTTTTAATACACCGATAGCCAAAGGGCATTCTGATGTGCCAACACGATTTTCAATACTTGATTGCGTAATAGAATCAAGACCCGCTTTTCGCAAAATATAGGCTAATGGATACTGGTTCACAAACTCATCGTTTTTCATTTTGGGTTTGACCGGAGCGCTGGACTCATCACCATGTATGACTTTAATACTGTTGGCGCGTACATCCGAACTGCAATCCATTTCCAATATAACTGCATCATATCTGTCCAGAATTACGCCTGCTGATCCACAATCAACTACCATTTGTGTGTCGTTGTAGCTCCATGAGTGATTGAACCAAGCGCGTCCACTTCCTACAGTTACACTGCTGCCAGTAGATTCTTTCACTGCGAATGTATCACCGATAGCTCCAATGATGCCATCGGTAATCAAACCGTCAAACAAACGGCTTACGTCTTCGGCATCATATGTTCGGTCATGGTTCAGACTGTTATAAAATCCATAACTAAATGCCATGCGCTAGCTCCTCTCTTATGTTTTTGTTAAGGTTGGTGTCGAGAAGGTTGGAACAATGCTATTTCCTATTACGCTGTCCGACATAACGATCTCGTCGACCCGTGCTGTTGCTCTTATCATATATTCATTTTGAATCTGTATGATGTCCCCGACAAAAAAATCTTTTCCGTATTGCACGGTATCAATGTTTTCAATGTCCCCCTCGAATCCAACAAGCGCGATGTTCTCTCCAAGCTTATCGTACCCGCGCTGTTCCAGCTGGGCATTGTACTCGGCAGTCGAGAGTGTCTTATCACTGGTTTTTGTGCTCAGGTCTCTGGCGTCCACAAACAATTCGCGCCGATCCATTCCACTCGGATACTCGGTAACGCCATTGCCGCATATGCTCCTGAATTTTCGATCCGAACCCTCTCCTTCCCCGCCCACAAGTGCTACATTCTTCAGTTCAGCTGAGCTCTCGTAGTAGTTCGAGTTGACAAGGTTTTCAAAGTTCGGAGAAAAGATTACATATGGCAGCTTCTTCTGACTATACGAGCGGTCTGTCCCGAAATACAAAGAAAACTCGAATTTAAAGTCGCTGTTCAGAATCACCTTAAATCCGAGTTCATTTGTCTCACACAAAGCCTTGATAACGTCGTACAGGTTATCGCCGGTATACTGTGCATCAACTGTCAGCTTGGTAATGGCCTCGTCAGTGCTTGCATTGAATACAAAATTCGGAATCTTCCGCTTTGTATCACTCGGGGAAATCACATTCTCGTCAAGCAGCTTCTTGATTCCGTTTTGTAAATTGCCGGTAATGGTCGTCTGTTTCCAGATAATCCGTCTGTCCAGAATTGATTCAAGGCTTCTTCCTGTTACTGTCACATGACTTCCATCCTCGGCATCGCTCTCAATATCGTTTTTCTCGATAATCATGAGGTGCTCTGAGCTGTCATTCCAAATATAATACCCGTCCTTCGTGTGCTCAAAAAATGCTGCACTGACAGGGGCATAGAGTTCAAAGTCGCCATAGCCAACATATCGGTCAGTCCAAATAAAGGACTCGTAGTCATCGATAATCGCTACCGACTTAAAGTCCTTGTCCATAATCAGTGCATTCATTTTTATACTCCTTCATACAGCGAGTAATACATAACCTTGAAATCCAGATAGTCGCTTCCCTCATCTGCTGTAAAACCAATCTGATTATCGCCTTTACGAAGCTGAAACCAGTCATCATCTTTACCGATGCAATTCAGAATGTTTGTCGTGACACCTTTACGAAGAAGTTCAATTGTTTTATGGCCTTTTACAGTCGAAATGGTAATAGTGTCTCCATCAACTATACCGGAACCTGTAAAACTAACCAAAGCGTCGTGATCTATCCGCATTTTCTCTCTGGTTTTCAGATTATGAATTGTCAGGTTTTTCACAGTGCCGATGCTTTCAATCACCATCGTCATGCCTTGTTCGGCATCTCCATCATAGTAAACATTATTTTGGCGTTTGCGCTCAATTATGCCGAACTCGATTATTGATTCTGTGAGAGATTCATTACTAAATGGAAATTCAAACGCTGGAACAGTGCCGTGGAACACAACTGTTCTTTCGCCGCCACTGCCACTCGATTCCCAATACGGGTTCGGGCAGATAATGCTTATTTGGCAGTCCTCATTCTCGCTAAAAATGTTGGGGGCATTGCTTTCAGGATAGCCCACAACAACACACCGGCGATTGTCCGTCTCGATCTCAAGCTGCAAGGTCTTCTTTACAGGGAAATACTTGTAGCTGAGCTGGCGGGTATCTTCAATCGTCGGGTACGGATGAAACAGCAGATACAGCACAACGTTACGCTGGTTGGCTCTCGCAGAATTGAACTTGGAGCCATCATTCGTAGCGATTTCAGTTGTGTTGATGTTGGCAGTAGGCGGGCCGAGACCTTCGATCTTCTTAATCTCGAAAGGCCCGCCATTCCAGATGAGAGGAATGGTCAGTGATGCGCCCATGTAGTTCGTGACTTTCACGGATTTAATCATGCTTTTCCTCTTTCCTTCATCATGGCGAACTGGTTGTTCGTCTGGCGGTACAGGTCAATCCGGCTTAGTGCTTTCGGACTGTAGTTGTTCTGCGTAAAGTTGTAGTTCGTGATGGCCCCATTTTGATTCTGGCTGGGGTTCACGTTCTCAGCATACTTATCCGCAGGGGCTGCCTTCCGTACACGGTCAATGCTGCCTGCAAGATTCATGCTGCGGTTCGCAAAATTACGGTCGAAGCTGTTGAGGCCACTATCCACCTCATCCATATCCAAAACCGGACGGATGGTAGGCTGATACTCAAAGTCCTCGTCCATCGTAGCGGCAATGTTCTCAGCAATGATTTGTGCCGCCGAGAGTGCCTGGTTCGAGATCGTCTCCGTAGCCTTCTGAACACGATCAGCATAATCATAGATGCCGCCAGAAAGCCCCAAATCATAGAATCGCCCAAAGCCATAAGTGACCTTGGACGGAGAGTTGATTTGTAGTGCATCTTTTGCAGCTTTCAGAGCTTTGGTTGCTAAGTCGGTCGCAGCAGTAATAGCTTCAGACTCACCAGAGCGAATGCCTTCTGCAAGACCGATGGATAAAAAAGCCCCTGCTGTATACCAGTTGTTGCGCTGGCTATAAATTTCAGAAGCAGCACTTGTAAGCATATTGGTAATTGCATTATTGACATTGCTTCCGGAATCATTCAGTGCATCAGAAATTTTCGAGCCAAGAGATTTACCATAAGTGTAAAAGGTACTCTTATACGGAGCTGATTTGTTCAATGCCGAAGATAGCATATTGGTAATTGCATTATTGACATTGCTTCCGGAATCATTCAGTGCATCAGAAATTTTCGAGCCAAGAGATTTACCATAAGTGTAAAAGGTACTCTTATACGGAGCTGATTTGTTCAATGCCGAAGATAGCATATTGGTAATTGCAGTGCTTACTTCCGCAGACTTATTAGTAATAGCAGTGCTCAGCCCACTAACCATATTTGATACGGCCGTAGAGATAGTCGAAATATTAGAACTCCCTGAAACGTCAATTCCAGACAGCTTAGATAGGGCGTCTGCCAAAGATACTATTCCAGCGGTGGCGCTTGTATAGTCAACTCCAGACAATTTACTTACCGAATCGGCTAAATCGCCAAGGGCAGAGGCAACAATTCCGATATTGTCCCCGGACCATTCCGCAAACATAAAAGCATTCACGCCATTTGCCAAAGATCCTAATGATGTTCCCAAGTTTTCAGGAATCTTGACATTTTTCCATTTGACCATTGCGTCAGCCAAATCGCCCAATGCTGGAGCAATGATCCCTATGTTGTCTCCACCCCATCCAGTAAACATAAATCCGTTTACGGCCGTTGCTAAAGGCGATAAAGTGGATGCTAATTTTTCAGGAATCTTGACATTTTTCCATTTGGCCATTGCGTCAGCCAAATCACCGAGACCAGTGGTAGCCTTAGAAACGTTGTCTGCACCCCAACCGGCGAACATAAAACCGTTAATAGCGCTGGCCAAAGAGCCCATTTGTGAACTAATGTTTTTTGGAATCTTGACATCTGTCCATTTCTTGACTGACTCAGCCAGCACGCCAAAAGACGAAGCAAAAACGGAAAGAGCATCTGCACCCCAACCAGCAAACATAAAAGCATTCACGCCATTTGCCAAAGAGCCCATTTGGGTTCCGAGGTTAGTCGGAATATGGACATCGGTCCAAGCCTTAGCGCCTTCTGCCAATGGAGCAAGAGAAGAAGCAAGTGATTTTATAGCTCCAGCTCCAAAACCAGAAAACGTATTGAGAAATCCTCCAGCGGCAATAGAACTAAGTGCCCCAAGCATTGCAGTAAGACCATTTCCAATCTCCTCGACAGACATTGAACCAAATTCTTTAAGAGCATCTGCCAAATCGCCAAGTCCCTGAATTGCTAAAAGTAAGGAACCTCCTCCTAAAAATCCAGTCAAACCAGAAACCAAGCCATGAATACCGGTAATAGCGGCTACTTCTGTAAGTGCACCGCCCATCCCAGCCAGTCCTCGTTTGATTTCATCCCAGCTAAGACCTCCGATTTGTTCAATAGCATCTGCCAGATCACTAAGTCCGGTGATTGTAAGTCGAATAGATCCTGCTCCAAGTAAACCGCTGAATCCAGCAATCTTGCCAAGAGCGCCTGTAAATCCTGCCACTTCGGCAAGTGCACTACCCATAGCCACAAGGCCATGAGCAATAGCGTCCCAAGACATAAATCCAAATTTTGTGAGGGAATCTGCAAGTTCATCAAGTCCGCTGATTACGATAGTAATTGAACCGGCTGCAAACAATGAACCAAATCCTGCCAATTTAGAAACGGCTACCAAAGCAGTAGAGACTTCAACCAAGGCACCGCCCATACCGGCAAGGCCATGTCCGATTTCGTCCCAACTAAGGCCGCCAAATTTGCTCAAACCGTCAGCGAGCCCGGACAAGGACTGAACGATAATCAATGTCGATACACTGCCAGCCAAAGAACCAAGGCCGCTCACTTTATTAAGAATCCCAAGCACAACAACCAATTCACCAAGAGCACCGCCCATAGCAACAAGAGAACGACCAATTTCTTCCCAGGAGAACCCAGAGAATTCGCCCATGGCATCTCCAAGGATTTTGCAGCTCTCTGCAACTGCTAAAAGACTAATGCTTGTGGTAAGCGGGATTTTCACTCCGTTAAGTGCTTTGAGCCCAACACAGAAAATCGCCAGACCGCCGCCAACGCCAAGAAGTCCTTTGGTGAGTTCGGCAAAGGAAAGACTTCCAAATTTAGCCATAGACGATGCCAGGACTTTCATAGATTCAGCAATCAGGATGAGGCTGAAAGAAGCCTTCATTAAACCTTTAGACCCATTTTTTGAAAGAGTCTTTGTAATACTGTCAAGGCTTTTCGTCAACATTTTGAACATGGCTGCCATGGCGCTAATGCCCTTAAGTGCTGACCCCACATTAAGTTGCGAGAGCGTATTCAGTGAAGCAGTAAGAACTCCAATTGCCCCGGCAATACCAACAAGCGAAGTCACTTTAATGCTTGTTGTCAATGCCTGCAAGCTATCGTGAAGGCTTTCAAAGAGCTCAGAAATTTTAGCTTTCAGAGATCCGGAATTTTTGCCTGCCCCGGTCAATTTTTCGATAAAATCAGAGATTCCGCTGGCAGCATCAAACAACTTTTTGCCTGTCAAAGCACTAAATGCGGCTGCAACGGTCCCAAGGATACCCTTTAGCGAAATATTCTCTTTCAACCAGGCAAATACGGTCTTAAAGGAATTCCAGATAAAACCGAGAACCGAAGAAATGCTCGAGCCAATCGTACCGAATGCTCCGCTAAACCCTCCGGCACTATTAAGTACACCAGAGAACAGATCAGAAATCCCGGTAACGATTTTATCGAACATACCGGTAATTCCATCTGTCGAAAAACTCTCATTTAACGAGACTAGGAAATCGCCAAGAGATGCAGCTGAATCCAAAAGCGTATTTCCAAGATCTTTCAGTCCGTCGGAACCTAAAAGTTTAGCAATGGCATCACCGACAGTTCCAAGAACTTTCTTAAAAATATCGAAAACAGCAAACACACCTTTAAAAGTCCGCTTCAATTTGTTGGCGGTTTCATCACTCACGATTAAAGATTCTGTAAAATTCTTGAGGTTCTCAGTCATCGAGAGCAACTTTCCGGATGTCATTGGCGCAAAAATCTCACCAAACGCCTCTTTAATAGACCCCGTTACTTTAGATACTGCATCCCAAATATTCCAGAAAGACTGAATTAGATCATCTCGGCCGCCAGATTCTTTCCATTCTTTAAGCATCTCGTTCCGAGCTTCAGCACCACCGGCGAACACATCATACATGGCATTTGCCAGATCAGTCCAAAGCTGAGTGGCCTCTTCCTGATTGCCAAAGATCAACTCAAAGGTATTCATCCAACCGGTGGATACAGCATCTTTTACAGAATCAACTGCATCGCCCCAAGTTCGTGCTTCCTGAGCGGCTTTGAATGCTTTCAGACCGAAAGAATCGACTTTATCACCAAGTTCAGAAATTGCCTGAGATGCAGTAATACCTTTCTCCTCAGCATAATCGTAAATTTGGTCAACGGCACTTGAATAGGTCTGGAAAACAGACATCATAACGTCCGAAGTAAACCATGCGTCGTCTGTCAAATGCTCGGCGAACTGAGATTTTGTAAACGATCCTTTGTTGTTTACAAGAGAGGTATAGGTATCATCAGCGTTTTTCTTTAACTTTCCGAGTGCAACACCAGCATCCAAACATTTCTGACGAAACTCATCAGTATCCATACTGGCATTTTGAATCGACTTATAGTCTTCCTTGCGCATAATGCCGGCGCCCATAGCCTGAGATAGCTGGTACATTGCACGACTGGCAGTAGAGGCATTTTGGCCAGAAAGAGCTGCCCAGTTGGCAATGCCCTCCATGGCAGTCACAGATTCTTCAAGCCCCTTACCAGATGCTGTGAATTTCGCAATATTTGCCACCATATCGGTGAAGCTATAGGAGGTTTCATCTGTAAACCAGTTAAGTCGATCAAGCTGCTCATTAACACGCTCAAGTTCATTGCCCTGTGCAACCAGAGTTGCCACAGATGACGTCTTACTGCCAAATTTAGCAAAACCCGCAGAAATCTGATCAATGGAAAGCGACTTTACAAGGGATTCACCAGTAGAAATCGCAGCATTTGTAATTCGCTGCAAAGCTGTAATGCCAATTACTTCCAGGGCACTGAACTTCTGTTGAACAGCATAAATACCACCCTGAAGTCCGCTGAAATCCATTGAATTAGCAGCTTTGGATACACTTTCAAGGCCTTTACTGGCTCCATCAAGCTTCAGCCCTTTTTCTAAATTGTCAATGCTTTTAAGGCTTGTAGAGATGCCTTTCTCAAACTGTGCATTGTCAAACTGCATCTCAACAATGCGCTGGTCAATAGACGAACTCATTCCTTTGCCACCTCTTCCCAAACCTCAGCTGCCAGTTGGTCAAAAATAGGGCGGATAGCCGGGTTGATGTAATCTCGACCCTGAACATATCCGCCATTCCTTGTTCCGTGACCATATTGCAGGATAATCGCAATATTCACGCCTTTATTCACATTGCTGTTGGTCCAGGTGATCTTTACACCGTCTTTATCGCGGTTGATCCTGTAGTCCCAACTCTCAGCAGTTTTGCCGCTGTCTCTTGGGGTAGCCAGGGCCAATGCCTCTACCCCTTTCCGGCCATACTTATCTAGGCATTTCAGGTATTCCTCTTCAGACATCCGCTTTAAAAACCGCTTTGTCTTTTTAAGGTCCCCCTTATGCTTAAAAACAATGGCCATTTTGATTCTCCTTACACGTACTCAGCCTTATACAGCCCCATGTCTGTCAGCTGCAGCTCTTTTGCCAGATTGTAAAATTTCATGGCATCACCATTGCTTACTGGTCCAATCGTGATCTTCTGCATTGTTTTGGCAGCAGGCTTGGCAGGTTCCGAAGGAGTAACGTCTGTGGACCAGGCCTTAATAACTCGGTCAAGGTCTACAACACCGCTCGTAATACCAGTCACTGTGCTCTGCGCATACTGGTGCAAGTGGCGCGGCAACATCGTATCATAGTTAGATCGTGTATCGGCCAGCCAGCCAATGTATCCGTTGCCGTTCACAAGGGTCGTGTAGTCAATGTTTGAATAGGCAAAGTTCGTAAAAGTATAAACCCCAGGCAGATAGCCAAGCTCACGAACTCTCTCACAGAAAGCCGCAGCCGCCGCAGTTCTTGCCGACTTAGTGATATGGTCGGCACGGCCATTGTGATTCTTCTCGCTCGAATATTCGGAATCGAAGAAGATAGGCAGCCCTTTGCCTCGGCCATTCAATACTTTCACAGCATACTCAGCCTCGGCCCTGCCTTCCGCAGCATTCAAAGCCTGACTAAAGAAATAGAACCCTGCCAACTTATTGTTAGCAAGGGCTCCTGCAGTATTCTTTTCAAAGTATTCGTCAGTTACCAACGTACCAGCATTTCCATACCCACGATAACCAATTCGGATAAATGCCTTATACGGGACCTTCGTCCAATCGATAACTTTCTGATACTTTGATACATCAATCATGATCTCATCACTCACGATTTTGCTCTCCTCTCCATAGGTACCTACTGCATTCGGGCAACCGCAATATTCTGTCGGATCAATGTCTGTTCCCAGTGCAGTTTCGCGGCACTCAAAGTGCACATGTTCATACGGCGGGTCAGCCAATGCAGCATTTCCTGTATTGCCCATGACCGCAATTAAGTCACCAGATTCTACAATATCCCCGGCCTTAACAAGCAGCTTTGCATTATGGCATAGGTAGATATACCTCGTCCGGCTGCCCTTTGGCGGGTTCTGCACTTCCAAACAAATGTAATAACCCCACTCCCAGGTCTTGTTGGATTTGTCGGTAACAATTCTGGCTCTAGTAACCTTAAATCGTACTTTTGTGCCGTCCTTATAATAAGGGGCAAAATACTCCTTATTATCCAAAAGTTCCAGGTCAATGCCGCCGTGCCAGGTCTTTCCTCCGCCACGGGTATAACCATATCTTGCATAATTGTAACGGACTCGTACTCGCCCGTTGGTAATACCGCCTGCAAGTCTCATTCTTATCTCTCCTTCTAAAAGGGAATCATCCTTTGGTACCGGTCTTTGCCCGGCGCTTAGCATTCAGCTCTGCATATTTGTCAAAGGTATCTTTTTTGCTCATCTTTTTCTTTGGCTTATGGGTTTCGTTGAGAACCCGAATTAGGGTAATAAGCCGATTTAAATGCCAGCGCTCAAACTCAACCGGAATCCCCAAATCGACCATCCAAGAGTAAATTACTTCACTGGTAACGATCTTTTTTCGTCCAGGCCGCTGGTCATCTGTAAACTTTGTGGCAGTCATAGGATCTTCAATGTACTCCCCGATCTCGGCCAATTGCTTTTTTGTAAGACCATAGTATGCCATTGGGTTTACGGACTTATTCACCGTCATGCAGCGAATGTAATCAATCTGCTGCTCCATGGTTCGAGCCTTATTGCTAAGAAATTCTATATGCCATTTTGATTCCCACTTAGAAAGGGAGATAAGGGAATGCTCAAGCACAAGTTTCTGCTCCGGTACCGTAATAAACTGGTTATTCGCCTCGTCGTAATACTCTCTCGGGGCCACCGTAATCTCAAGCATTCCTTATCTCTCCTTATGCCTTATGCTTTAGGCAAAACCGTTACATTTCCTGCCGGAACTGCACTAACTTCTTCCATCTTCGGCGCAACCTCAGCAAAGAACTTGGCAGCCTCTTCAGGGTTGCTCAAAAGTTCAATGTAAAGATCACTATAAGCCTCTGTCTGACTAAATGCTTCACTAAGCTCCTGACTCTTAATAAAGCGTTTGCCATCATCGCTCTTCACACCATAGCTCTTCAGAAGCAGCTCCTTGAACAGTTTGGTAATACGAATGATGTCCTTTTCTGCGATAATGCGTTTCATCGTCTCGCTGAAGGTACCAGCGGTAGTAAGCTCCATATCGACAAGTTCAGCCTTGGTCAGATTAAAGCGGAATTCCTCGGTACGCTCCAGGCCATCGTAATCAGTATAGGTAATGGTTTTCTTAAGCATAGTCATTTTCTCCTTTCAAAGATCGTAGTTATGCGCCGACTTCACCCAGCAGAGCCAGAACCTCAGCAGGCAGCGGCAGTTCAGGCTGGTCGGTATCACCGCCGTACAGCTTGGCCTCCAGCTGAGCCAGTTTGCTTTTGTCCGCAGTGCGGCTGTCGATCACGATATGGGAAGTCGGCTTATGGCCGGCAACAGCAACCGGGTTAGTGGTGTAATCCCAGCTCATAGTCGCAGCGTCAGGGCTGTCATTGATGGTCTCATGGCTCATCTCCGCAGGGGAAGCCGTGGCACCATAGACCAGATGCAGCTTATAGCCAGCTTCATCACTAACATCGTTGCCGATCTTGGTGCGGTAAGACAGGCCAAACATCTTGCGGCTCTGCTGGCTGGCATAAGCGCCCTTGGCGATCTGCACACGGCCGTCGCACTCATTCCACTCATCGGGGTAGGTGTAAGCTTCGATCGTACCGCCATGGTCCTCAGCTGCACGCATGGAACCATACTTGATATTGTCGGCGTACAGGGGGGTCTCGTCTGCGCCGGAGGGGCTCTCGGAGACCGAGGTCAGGCCATTCCAGGCCACACCGGGGGTGTATTTGCCAGAGGTAGTGTTATACGGGTACAGGACACCATGGTCAACGCCAGTTTCGTAAAAGCGCTTGCCGGTATCATCCCAGGTAATAGCTGCCATTTTGATTGTCCTCCTTTAGTAATAAAGGTTAAATACATAGTGGTTTAAATTGTCAGCCGTGTAAAAACGGTCAAACAAACAAAGCGGCCACTGTGCGATAAGTTCCGGGTATTTGGTATCCGGGTTCTTATCAATCACAGTGACCTGATAGCGTTTTGTCCATCTGTACGGGGCATTGTCCGCAAATTTGGTATCGGCTGTACTCCATTCGTAAAGGATACAGGGGTACTTCAGCTGGGTATTCACCGTAGGCTGAAAGTAGACCCTGCAATCCTTTCCGGTTTCCGGGCAGCCCAAAACCTCACACAAATCATGGTGGAGCTCAAGTCTCGTCCCCATTGTAAAGACCTCCCAACGTCAGGATCAGTCGTGGATACTGCACCTCGACCTCGGTGATCTTCCACTTTGCCCCATTGAATTCGGCATACCGCATCGCAAAGTAATTCTCACGGGCATACGGGTCGGATACAATACTCAGCTGACTGCTGATGATGAGATCGTCGTTCAAGTGCTCCGTCCCCTGGAGTCTCCGTGTATTCCGGATAAAATCGCCATAATAAGGCCGAACCGTAATCTCCTCGGTATGTACACCGGGCGCGGTCTCAGTCAGCTTACAGTATCCGATGTTTCCGTAAAACTTAGCCATGAGAATCTCCTTTTATGGTTAGCATTAGCTAACCTATGGTTATTCGCCAGCGGTAGTCTTGGTCTCAAAGACAATAGCAGACTTCGGCACGGTCAGGGCAGCGGAGCAGCGGGTCTCGATCAGATACTTCTCCTGGTTGTAGTCAATGTCGAAGTCCTCGAACATAGACACAGCGCCACCCTTGTCAGCGCCAACAGTGTAATCAGCCAGGTTGACCATGATGGCCTTCAGGGTAAAGGTATCCTTCTTACCACCAGCGGAAACCTCACGGGTCAGATTCTCGAACTGAGGAATGGTAATAATCTTAGCAACACGCATAGCGGTGGCCAGCTCATCAATGCTCTTGTAGAGACGAACTCCATTCTTGTCCTTCAGCAGCAGCATCTCGGCCAGCACGTCCTCACTGGTGAACAGGGTCGGGTTGCCGGAACCCTTATACTCCTTACGAGCACGGATGGTATCGTCAATCAGGTTGCTGGCGGTCTCGCCTTCGGTAGTGCCGATGGTAACTTCACGCTTCACAGTGAACAGAGCATCGTCCGTCCAAATCGGGCGAATATGAGTTTCCTGAATCTTGTCATCAGCAGCGCTGGAGCGGCCATCGCCAATCAGGAAAGCACGGGCGAGTTCCTCGTTCAGCTTACCGCGCATCTCGCCCTTGATCCAAGCAACAACATCGAAATCTGTGATGTCAATAATATCATCGCGGTCGAACTTCTGCTTTTTATAAACAGTCTGGGGGTCGGTGGTACGCTTCAGCAGGGTAAAGACTTCCTCGATCTTCTTCTTGCCCTTGGTGTAACCTTTGGCACGAGCTTCATCAGCGGTAATATCAGCAAAGCTGGTCTTAACACGGCTGAAAGGAACATGCTTAACACCGTTCATCACAACATTGACCCAGCTCTGGTCACGATCGATAAACTTCGGGGGAGTGTTCAGCTCCTTGTATTCGGGGAACAGCTTATCAATCTCTTTGATGCCGTAATCACCGGCAGCATGCTCCAGGTAGTCCTCAGTTGCCTCTTTCAGAGTCAGGCGACCCTTCTTAGCGTCGTTGATGATAGTAGTCATAGCGTCATGGGACAGAACATCCTCCGTACGCTCGGTCTCTTTGTCGAAAATATTATGCTTCATGGTTTTATCCTCCTCAGTAATGGGTTCTTCTTTGGCACTATCGCCGGATTCCTTATCCGCAGCCAGACTGACCATAGCATACAGAACCTTTTTCTGTTCCTCGGTCATGCTGTCAATTACTTCTTGAACAGTCTTACCATTCTGTTCAGATTCGGGTTTCTTAGTTTCTTCAGCCATCTCAGGCTCCTCCTTTTTGTCGTCGGAATGTTCAAGGGTGTCATCGAACTCTCCGGAGTCGTATTCCATATCACCGGCATTGTTATAGATAACGCCCTCATCAATACTGGCCTCGCCATGGGCAAGTACTTCGTCGATATGGGCCTCTGGGTTAGCACCGGCCAGCACCAGGCTCAATTCTCGGATAATGCCATGGGCCACATTGCCTCGGTTTTTATCGCCGGCGTATTGCAGCCCATTCGCCCAAATGGAAAAGGACGTAATGTCACGGTTCTTCACAAGAGCCTTCGCATTACGTCCCTGGTCAGTGTCGTTAAAGGTCACATAAGCCCTCATGCCCTCGGGCTCTGCCTTCAAAAGGGCATGGCCCAGAACATTCTTGGCATCGTTATGCTGGTGGTTCCATACAAGTGGCACTTCCTGGCCGTCCTGATCTCGGAATGCACCTGGCATAATCGTTCTACCGTCGCCGCAAAGCACGCCAAACTTGGTAGCCCAGCCACGACAATCGTAATTACGCTTAGCCATTTTGATTCTCCTTAGGAACGATCGGTTTATTATTAGCAAGCTGTTCCTTGCTCTGACTGATGTTGGGGTTGGTCAGTTTATCCGATTCCGGGTCCTCATTCGGGCGATAACCTACAATCTGTCGCAGTTCGTTCGAACTCAGGATCTCATTGCGGCGGAACTTATCGGCCACATCAGCCAACTGTGCCACCGGCACCAGCTTAAACGGATCGTTAAAGAACACAATTGACTGGTGTTGGCTCCTGGCGGTCTTAGTCAGGAACTTACGCCGCATCTCAAGAACAATGGCCGATACAATCGGTTCAATCGTTCGGTTGTAGTAATTCAGCATTGTCTTATCATCGGCGGTGCCATCCATAACAGCCTGCGTAATGCCCAACTGGCTCCAAAGCAGATTCTGCAAATACTCGATCTGTTTCATCAGGTTGTTATCAAGGCTTCGGTTCAGCTGTGTAATTCGCTCAGTGCCATCAGTATAGGCAATGCCGTATTTGGACCCTGCCAACTGATCTTCCACAAGCTTTCGCCGCTCTTCGGCCTGTTTCCGCCGGGCCTCTGTCTTAATGACATAGGGCAACTGAATAATCAGGTCCAGCTTACCGGAACTGGTCTGCTCGTCCACAACATCCAAAAGGGCCAACTTGCGGATCAGGCGCTGCATCGTCGAGTTCGGCTCATTCATTACTGCAAACAGCGGGTTCTCCACAATGCCTACCATATTTTTGGGCAAAGTAAGTTCTTCTTGCCGTCCGGTCTGGTCGTTGTAAAGCCGAATCCGCACCCTATCCGGATACCACTCGATCACCTTACCAACTCGCAAACTCTGGATGTCATATCCATTGGTCATAAGTGGGCTGGAGGTAGTATCTACCGGCACAATAGCAATACAGCCTTCGTCCATCAGGCTCATTACCATATCCTGGATAAAAGCTCGCCCGGTCTGATCGATGTTCGCTTCCACATTCAGGCAGTTGTTTAACCCACTGTCGATTTCTTTCAGGAAACGGTCATCATCATCCATCCGGGCATGGACCATTTTGATTGCAGCACAGTCAATGCCGATACGGTTTATAACCGAGGTCACGATCGTTCGCTCATTACCTCTCGTAAACCGTACACGGTCAGGTCGGTAGCCATAACTAACCTCGCCGCCGCGATAAACCGGGGGATCTCGAATCAAGAACGCATTCCAGGCGCGTTTCACCCTGGAGCCAAAAGAGTAATTTTCTTCCATAGTTTAACCTCAATCGTACCAGCGAATGTTGGTATGTCCCTGTTTCTTGAGAATGGCGGTAACAACTGCTCTACCGATAGCAGTAGCCGTGGCTGCGCCTACGCTACCATACAAAAGTTCATCGACCAACTTGGCCTCTTGAAATTTTCCATAAATATTTAAGCCCTTTTGAGCAAGGTCCTTAAAAGAAACAGATTTATGTTCTTTTTTGTCACGTTCACTGAGCCAATCCGACGGATGTTTTTGTTCATCACGTTCCCCACGCTGATGATATGGTGGTTCGGGACGGATATCGGTTTCAATTTTATATCTCTTCTTGCCAGCGGCAGTCAAGGTGCCATCACTGTTCTGGTATCTTCGCACGCCCCATTTCATTCCAAGAATTCCATGGTGGGCTAAATAGTCTTCACCAGAATTTACACATTCATAGTTCCACATTTAGATATCACCTCCATATGCAGTTGCTTTTTTGTCGAGTTTTGGTATAATTAAGATGGAACGGAGGCGATAATATGAAAAAGCCAGAACTTACTCAAGAGCAAGTCATGGATCTCTTAAATAAATGCTATGATGAAGCCGTAGCTGGACTCGCAAATAGTAAAAATTGTATCGACCTCGCAGCTGAATATCTCAATAGGTATCAGAACACAGAAATCGCAGTAAAAACTATGGTGAACAACCAGATTGCCATGTGCACGACCTCGGGGTTTCTAACAAGTCTCGGAGGACTAATTACTATTCCAGTATCGCTTCCTGCGAACCTGATAACCGTATGGTATATGCAAATTCGGATGATCACCACAATCGCCGTAATGTATGGTTTTGATCCTTTAGATGATAGCGTGCGCACTCTCGTTTATTTGTGCTTGACTGGAACATCCATGTCCAAAATATGTCGAGATGCCGGCGTACAATTTGGAAATAAAATGACATTGAATCTCGTAAAGAAAATACCTGGGTCCGTAATTGCAAAGATCAATAAGGCATTTGGCTTTAGATTTATAACCCGAGCAGGAAGCACAGGAATCATCAACATCACTAAACTTGTTCCTCTCGTTGGAGGTGTGGTCGGCGGTGCTTTTGATTTTGCAGGGACAAGAGTTATCGCTAACAAAGCCATTAAAGTCTTCGGTTACGGCAAGCTTGATTAACCTTTCTTAAGCTCACGAATAGCTAGTGCGATAGAGAGAGCAGAAGATGCAACCCCAAGGGCAGCGCCACCATAGCTAAGAATCTCGTCAAGTTTAGCATGGCCCTTGTCGATTTTGTCCGGTTCATATACCAAATCCCGATACTGTCGTTCAAGATTCTTTCGATTGATTACCTTTCGCAAATCGTCATCGGACATTTTTGACAAATCTCTTCCGCTCTGCTTCCGACTATTTCGACTATTTTGAATAGTCCGATTAAAATCTCGCATCTGCTGAGTAGCTCTTTGAGCAGAATCAACAGCCTCTTTTTCTTTCTGAAGTTTGCTCTTTGGCTGAGGATGGTTCTTTTTATACTGGGATTCAAGAGCATATCGCTTATTATCCCGCAAAAGTTCATCGTCAGTCATGTCAGATACATTTCTTTTACTTTTGGAAGATCCAGTCAATGGGTCAGAACCATAGATCTTAGTGTTCTTTCTTTTGGAATAGTTCAAATGGTTTTCACCGTAGGAATTCTCACTCCCACTATATCTCTTCTTGCCAGCGGCAGTCAGAGTGCCATCACTGTTCTGGTATCTTCGCACGCCCCATTTCATTCCAAGAATTCCATGGTGGGCTAAATAGTCTTCACCAGAATTTATACATTCATAGTTCCACATTTAGATATCACCTCACAAAGCACCTTAGACAAAATCACATGTCTAAGGTGCTTTCTTTATTTGCAATCACAGGTTTCTGCTGCCACATTCAACCGCCACTCAAACTCAGAGATCAGCTTTTCCATCGAGGCAATAGCTGCGCTGCTGGTAGGCGGATCAAAGAGCAGCCGTACTTTCAGGTACATGTAGGTTTTCACATCGTTTAGCCTTGGGTCCTCCGGGATAAACATATCCCAAGTCTCTGAAGCATCATTGATAGAGAAACCGGTCTTTGGCCCTACCCCCAGCTGGGTAAGGATCGAAAAGACGGAGTTGATGTCCACAATGATGTCGGTATCAAACACATCATAGTCCTCGTCGATTCCCAGCTTCTTCTTGATGGTGTTTAGGATACTTTCCATACTTAACCTCGTTTCCAGGGGCAGGTGTCATTCGGTGCCCTCGTAACGGGGCCTCTCGGTAAAAGATCCGCGTCCCCATAGTGTATAGCGTTGTGTGTCCGTGTAATTGTAGTAATCAGATACTCAGGATTCAAAAGCAGATCACTTCGCTTCAGGATATCCTCTTTGGAGATAGGGTTCATGTGGTGGATTAGGATTTTAGGCCGAACATACTTACCATTCTTCCAAAATCCATTGATCTCATACCCTTCCATTCCAAGGTCACATCCGCTATCCCGTACAATTACGCGGTCTCGCAGTTGTTTCCACTCTTCACTCTGGTAAAATATCTGGTTCAGGTAACGGTCAAACCCAAATGTGTCCGCTCCGACTTCACCATCGAGCCTAAGGTACTCATAGCGTTCCTCAAAGGTAGAATATCCGCATAGCTCTGTGTATGTCCTAAGCATCTTCTTCTCCCTGGCCGCTATACCGTCTCATAGACTTAATAGCTTCCTCGTACATCTCACCCATCTGGGCTGCAGCAGCAAGATTATTCTTCTTGGCTTCCATAAGCTCGATCTGTTTCTCAAGTGCTTCCTTCTCGAGCCGTGCTTTCTGGGAGCCAAGTTTTAAAAAGTGGGTAGTCTCCTGACTGGAGGCCGTTCCCTCAAGGATTCGCTTCTCTACCAGGTCCATAGCCAGCTCAATCAATTGGTTTTCCCGTGCTTCCGGTGTAAGAGCCGGTCTAATCGTCCTTTTCGAGCCAGATTCATTGGTAGTCTTTGCTCTTCTCAACTGTTTCCGACTCCTTTCTTGTCAGATTCTCCGGCTTTTTGTAGTGGTATGTAGGGGTGTAGATAAACCCAGAAAGGAGAAATAAAGGAGGTTTTGACTCTAAAACAGTCATAGAAACCTACATACCACTACAAAAAGCCGGAGGAAATATAAAAGGGTCCACAAGCCGGTTTAAGCTGTTTTCCCAAATTCTTCCCCCGGAGAAATATCAAGGAGGCCCGCGATGTAGGGAGGGGGTGTTAAAAACACGACCCCCTCCCTATGGTTAAACAATGTCTATAGTGCGGTTAAGCTGTTTGATTTACTACATTTTCTATCTTCACATCAACAAAATCTGTTTTCTCGCCATCAAAACGAAGTTTGCAATAAACATTCATAAAGTCAGCAGAAATGATTTCATCAATTGCTTGCTCAATAGCAGCATTTTCTTCTTTCTCATCAAAAGAATCAGAATCAGCTGCAACACGAGCAAGATATGCACACGAATTGTACCCTTTTTCCGTGTCCCACAAGAACCACTTGGAGAAGTCCTGGAACGGATTGTAGGGGTTATCGTAAGTAGTCAACATGTACTGAACCATAAGACTTCACCTCCTTAAGTGTTCAAGTATTTACTTACAGTAGAAGCAGAAATGCCGAGGCTTTCGGCAATCTGTGCGTTTGTATAACCAGAAGCAGCACGAGCTTTAATCAATGCGATCTTACCATTGCTAAGCTCGTTGTTTGCTCTAGGTGTGGCGCGTTGCCGCAAGTTATCGATGTCAGCGCTATCCAAAATCTGGGACAGCACATTGTCTGAAATAGAGCCTGCCTGAATGGCTTCCCATTCCTTATCGCTAATGGTAATGGGGTGGCGCTTAGCCCCCACCTGTTGGCGGGCGGCTACTATAGCTTGCTGGGATACCTTCTTGAGCATCTTCTTATCATTAGCAAGGTCAGGATCGGCCTCGATCTTCTCCTTGATGCGGGCATTAGCAAGGACCTGGGCCTGACGTTCACGGGGTTTATTCGAGTTGGCAAGGGCCAGGGCAGACTGGAGCCTGGTAACTTCCGGCTCGTAAGCCTTCTTGGCCTCTGGGCTGTACTTCAGGGTTCCGGTGGCTTTCATTTCTTTACGAGCTTCATTTGCCAAAGACTTCAGCTTATTCGCATATTCGGCATAAGCAAGCTCGGCCTTGGTACGGCGGTAGGATACCAGGGTATAGGCATCATCGGTCTCAGCCATCTTGGTAGACTGCTGAGTGCGCATCTTCTGCTTGGTGATAACCTCACCGGTCTTCTTATCTACACGGCTGGTCTCATAGTAGAGATCATCCGCTGTCTTGTAGGTTTTCTTACCGGTTTCAGGATCAATCACACCGCTGCCCTGGCGCTTAGGAACAGACTGCTGGCTTTTGGCACGGGTGATCAGAGTAGCACTGCCTTCATGGTACTGGCCGTTCTCATCGTAATGGCCCTGGTAAATGCGCTTGAGTTCTGCGATACCATTGTCAGATTCACTGCGTTTCCAATCAAGCTTATGCTTCTCTGCATCAATGACGACCATGGAATGCCGAACAGCTCGAGCAAGCTCATCATTGCTTGCGCCTGCCAAGGTCATATCCATAATCAGGTTCGAGACAACGCCCATCTGTTTCTGGGTATTTGCTTTCGTCATCACCTTGACATGATTGGGATTTCCTTCTGGAATCTTGTATTCCAGTTTCGGATCAAACCCCTTTAACCCCTCCAAAGGGGGTTGAGAAGCAATCTTATAGTTCTTACCAAAGGGAATGACCATGACAGTATCACCGTCAAAGTCAGCACCGGAAAGCTGCTCTGCCACCTTGGAATTGATGCCAACCGCATCCTTCGGATTTGTGCCGATCACCCGCTTGCCTTCGGCGTTCTTGTTGTTCACCTTCAGCACAGGAATTTCAAACAGACCACCATGTGGATACCGTACCAAGGCAACCGTTTCACCATCGTTGTAGTTAGGAGCATAAATCTCCTTCTCACTCACAGAATTGAGGGGAAGAATAACCTGATACTTCTGGCGGGGTAGTGCAGCTGCCTGCAAGGTAATAGCATTCTTATCACAGCCATCAGCAAAGTCTTCCAGCAGCTTGCGCTTCACGGTCGGATTGGTCAGAGATTTAATCTCATCGAATTCCGACTGCTTATCCTCCATGGAGATGCCGAGCTGACGCTTGATCAAAGCAATCGGCTGCTTGGCCAGGAACTGAGACGGAACCTTGTCGGCCCATTCGCCCCAGTCACCTTCCACGGCACGCCAGTTAATCTTGCTCAAATGTTCTTTGCCATCGTCGCCGATGTAATAGCTTTGACCGCCCTTCTCCTTGATGAGAGAACCAAACGGATTGTCCCGATCGATCTCGCCATTTTTGGTGGTCTTAACGGGTTTCAATACCTTTTCCAGAGGTGTACCCTGAGTCTTATTTGTATTGAACCGAACATCCACACCATCCGGCAGATCATCCGCATAGACAGCCATGCCCTTCAGGTAATGAGTTCCATCAACCAAGATACGAGCCTGACCATAGCGAAGATCACCCATGTCCAGATCTTTCACGCCCCGCCGAATCTCGATGACACCGTCTTTCTGGATACCTCCATCTTCGGCATAGTTGATCATCAACCGCTTGGAATCAAGGCTTGATGGGAACTCAAACGGCTTATGAAATGTCTCACCATCGTCGTAAGAGATTGAATAGTCACCTACAGAATGGATCTTCGATGCATCATAGATCTCGCTGTACTGGGTCCCAGGAGGAGTCAGCACCTTCAAAGTCGTCTTCTGTGCAGGATTGGTAGCCTGCGGAATACGGCGGTTAAAGGTGTCGTAACCTTCCATCTCCAAAATATAAAGAGCCTGGTCGAATTTGGTCCGGGAAACCCCGAGCTCACGTTCTGCACCAGGCCCCACATCTAGGAAACCCTTCTCCTGTACCAGTTCGCGCAGCTTATCAGCCGTAGCCGTACTCTGCCGCATACGGGTCTCCGCATTCTCATTCAGCAAAGAACGTACCGAAGAATCATTATCAAAACCCATAATTTCAGCAATTTCATTCAGACTCTTCCCTTCTTTGCGCAAGGTCTTTGCCTGGTCCACCATCTGCATACGCTTTTGACTTTTGGCATAGGAAAGCTGAACACGGAGTTTGGTGGTCGTAGTGCCCATCTTCTCAGCGATCTCTTTCTCTGTAAGTCCTTGACCAGCATACTCACGATACCGGCTCAAAAACGTATCGGTTCTCTGATTCGGGTTCTCGCCGGACCCCCAGGGGTATCGACCAGAGCCACGGCCAGGAGCGCCATCCATGACGCTGACACCATAGTGGATCATTACATCTTCGATCGGCGGTTTATCCTGGTACATAGCTCAACTCTCCATTTCTTTGACTTGTTCAATGACTTTATCGGCTTCGACGATCTTTTTGGTGATTGCCAGAATATCATTTGGGTCTGGCTTCTCCACGAGAATATCATCGCTCTGATAGATGCGAAGCTCTGTGTCAATATCAGACGGCTTGATACCGTACTCAAGACAGAACAACGCTGCATAGATCATCAGCTGTTCAATATGTGCCGGAACCTTGCCGGTCTTCAAATCATGGATGCGCAGCAAATCACCACGCAGGTCAATTGCATCGGCGGTGCCAAAGCAGTTTGGAGAGTAATATAAAACCTGCTCAGGTCTAAGCTTAAAACCGATCGCGTCATTGACATACATATTCAACGTTTTGTGAGACTTCGGAAGCCGCTGACCGAGATCTATGGATTCCGCTGCATACTCGTGCAGTCTGGTTCCCATCGCCACGGCAAGAAAGTTACGGTAGGCTTCCGCAATCTTGTTGGGGTCGTAGTTCAGCCAGTGATACTTACTGGCACCCAGAAAGGCATGTTGCCCTCTAAGTTTCGAATGATCGTTGAAGTTCATTCAGAACATCCTCCTTGTTATCAGGGTAAACAAAACGAGCGAACGACATCTCTGCCATTCGCTCAACGTAGTAATCCTGATTTGGCTGGTGGTTCGCATTTTCCGCCTTTTTGCATTCAAGAGCTGCCCAGTGGTCTTTGTATAAAACCATCAAATCCGGGATGCCCTGAATATAATTGGCGTCATTTTTCAGCACCATACAGCCAGGGAAGCGTTTCTTCAGATCATCAATGAGACCCTTCTGAAATTTGCTTTCTTTTGCCATAAGGCCTTCTCCTTTGCAAAACAAAAGACAATATGCCTTGAAAACTGCTAAAAACAGTTAAAAACAGTTAAAAACAGGACATATTATCTCTCTCATAATACACCATGTTTTTTTCGCGAACCCCAGGCCGAAATCAGGGCAAAATAAAAGGCCCATGCACTTCTGCACAGGCCATAGGGAAAATATCAATATTCAGCAGTAATCATCAATCGTAACTAGATGCCTTAGTCGGATGGCCGCCAAACAGTTCTGCATCCTCGGCAGTAATACTGTAACCGCACTCAGGGCATTCAAACCATTCTCCGCCATCACGCTCCTCACACTGCACATGGCAATGCGGGCACCACTGGTCACCGGTCGGCAGGAAGTCAGCCATGTGGACTTTACTTATTTCCACTTTACCATCCGGCCCATCGAAGACATGAACCTCATTACCATGTTCTGTGTAGACATCTACTTCCGTAACTTCTGATTTCCGTTTCTTATCGAACAATCCCATTGCTTAACCTCCTTGTGTAGTTTCCTCGGACATTTTCAGTATAGCCAAAATATCAGTCCACCGCAACAAGGAAATTGTAAACTTTTTACTTCACATAACGCAGATCCTCCACACTGCAGTTCATAGCCTTTGCCATTTTATCGATCTGGTAAAAACTCGGAAAATGCTTGCCGTAAAGATAATCCGAGATACGAGCCTGCTGGATGCCAGTTTTTTCACTCAGTTCTTCTTGCGTCAATCCACTTCGTTCAAGCGCTCGACGAAGCAACACTCCAAATATCCGTTTAAAGCTTTCCTTGTCCAAATCCTGATCACTTTTCGGGATCGGAATCAGAACATTGTTTGTTAGGTTATAAAAATAATCATACTTGGAGTTGGTTTCAAGTAACAGCATCAAGTAAACATACTCTCTGGCGTGTACAACTTCACCTAACAAACCAGGAAAATATAAATACACCTGATGCATATACTCGTCTATCAAATTAGATTCTCGGCTCACTGGTCTATCTCCTTTCAAAACTTTTGTAGCACATGTAGCACAAATTTTTTCAAAAATTTTGGATTTTTAATTATATATTACTATTTATGCTATATTTAGCATAATTTCATATATATAAATAAAATAGGGTAATTTTTGCGATTTTTTTGTGCTACATTCGATTTTTGTGCTACAAAATGCTTGTTTTTATGCTAAATATGGCATAATTTGAGGTCTTTTCATGATTTCCTTATAAAATCGGTACATTTTGTAGCCTCAAAAATTTTGTGCTACATTTTGCCCTATTTTTGTAGCACATTTTTATTTTTTGTGCTACACACCATTTTTGTGCTACAAAAGGCCCCATTTTGTGCTACATTTCTCAGTCAGGATGCTTCATTTTTTCGACTTTGTAAGCCAATTCAATCGTATCTCGAACGACCTCAGAAGTCGATTTTTTACTCCAAAACGCCACTGTTTTTAGTTTCCGAAGGTCATCTTTTCCGATTCTCAGCGAGAGATGCACGTCCTTCGT